AGTTCAGTTAAAAAGAAAATGGGATTTATACGCTACTTGGAGAAATAAAGAAACAGGAGTACTTCTCACAACTGCAGAAGTAGTAGAAAGTGGTGATTATTATGAAGAGACTTAGAGCAAACGATCAAGAAAAAGCATCCTTCATAAATAGGATAATTCAGAAATTTAAAGAAGAAAAATCAAATATTGAGGACTTCTCAATAGATGATATCAAGAAAGAATTCTCAGAAATTCCTGAAGAAGTTGTAAAACCAACAATTTACGTAACTGCAGATGCATACATGCAAATGCTTGAATTAATTAACCAGTCCCATGTCGAATGTAGTTGGCATGGATTAGTAGCCAGAGATGAGGAAAACAACACATACACTATATACGATATTCTAGTATTCCCTCAAATTAATTCAGCAACATCTACCACAACAGATGAAAAAGAATTTGCAGAATGGCAGACACAACTAATCATGGACCCTACCTTCCCTATTGAAGATCTAAGACTTCATGGACACAGCCATGTAAATATGAATGTATTTAGTTCAGGAGTAGATGATAGATATCAGAAAGATCTCATAACAAAAGTAGAAGATGGTGATTATTATATCTTCTTCATAATGAATAAGAAAATGGAAATCTGCATTTTCTTATATGATTTTAAACAACAGATACTGTTTGAAAAGAAAGATTTAAATTTCGACATTTTAACTTCAGACGGATATTGCATAAGAAAGTGGGCGGAAGAAGAACTAAAGGAAAACGCCACAACGGGTTATGCAACAACTAAAAAAGATTCAAAAATACCAACCTATCAAGAATCTTTTGACGATTTTTATTACGGAGAAAGTTACTTCAGTAAATCAAGCCCTATATTCAAAAATTGGAAACTTAAGGAGTAAAAAATGGATTTAAACAAATCATTAGAATTCTTTGATCCTTCAAAAGTAAAAGAAAGATGTAATGTCATAGGTTGCGGAAGCATCGGAAGTAATGTGGCAGAACTCTTAGCCAGATATGGCGTTGAGAAAATTACATTATGGGACTTCGATGTTGTCGAACCTCATAACATAGCCAATCAACTTTATACTGAAGAGGATGTAGGAGAACCTAAAGTAGAAGCACTCGCAAAAATGCTCTATAAAATTAATCCGATACTAAAGAAAACTCTGCGAATAAAAAACGTAGCGGTCAAAGAACACCCTCTTGAAGGATACGTATTTCTATGCCTGGATAATATCGATGCAAGGAGAAAAATAGTTGAATATAACTGGTACAATCCTGAAATCAAATGTGTATTCGACTATAGAACTACCCTTCTAGAAGGACAATGTTATTTCGCAGATTGGAAAAACGCTAAACAGAAAGATAGTTTATTGGAATCAATGAACTTCACACATGAGGAAGCAAAAGCTAATACACCAGTATCAGCATGTGGATTCGAATTAAGTGTTTCCCCTGTTGTGAGGTTGTGTTCTATTATGGGTATCGTAAACTTTACGAACTATGTAAATAACGAGCCAACCAAACATCTTATTATATGTGATCCATATAGTTACGACTTCGTGGCTATGTAGATAATCTATTACAAGGATACTTTCTATAATTTTAGAAAGCCTTGCAATTAACAATTCAAGGAATATAACGTCAAAGAAGAGAAATGGAAGCGACCAGAGCTAAGCCTGCCTCAAGACGCGGCTGTAAGCAGATGAGAAACTGGTAATCCTAATAATTAAATATTATTACCAATAGGAAACACCGTAACTACGGTCCCCGTCCATCTCGAAACTCGCTACCCAGCAGTATCCAAACCCATCCACAGGATCCTTCAGGATGCTGCAGTTCAGTCAATCTAATTCTCAGTTGTAATAGAAAGGAAAATATTATGCTCTTAACATTCTTAACTAACACTGCCCCAAGACAAATAACTTGGGAAGAAATTCTTAACAATCCTTACTTAACATCGAGCACAATTAATAATGATAAGAAAAGGATAACCAAAGAAATTACAAAAGAATATGCAGACGAATTATGGGAGAAAAGAAACCCAGGTAACAACATAAGATGGGATATGTATAAACTCCCGGAAGATTTCAAAACTGAAGAACATTATAGACACTTCCAGATACCTAAAAAATCCAACCCAAATAAAATGCGTCAAATCGATGCACCTGATGAAATTCTATCTACAACTCAGACAGGATATAAATTCATCATAGAACAACAGTTACAGGTACTTCCACATAAAGCAGCACACGCATATGTTGCAAAATCAAGCACAATAACTGCGATGAAAGTCCATCAGAAAAACAAATCAAAATGGTTCCTGCAGATTGACCTTAAAGATTTCTTTAACTCAATCACAGGAGACTGGCTGAAAACTATGCTAAAGCAAGTGTACCCTTTCGAATATATTGCGGAAGAGAATCTTAACGATATTATAAGAGCCTCATTACTAAATGGGACTCTACCACAGGGAAGCCACTTATCCCCTCTTCTGACTAATCTCGCAATGGTACCGATAGATCATGCACTGACTGAAAAACTGCATAATCTTAACGGACACCACTATATTTATACGAGATATGCAGATGATATTACGATAAGTTGTAAAGAAAAATTTGATCCTGAAAATATATTGGCAGTTATAAAATACATTTTTAACACTTTCAACGTACCTTTCAGAATCAACAACGAAAAGACAAGGTTCGGAAGTACTGCAGGAAGAAATTATCATCTTGGATTAATTATAAATAAAGATAACCAGATTTCTGTAGGACATGAAAAGAATCAAAAATTCAGAGCAATGATATTTAATTTCTGTACAGTCGGTGATGAATGGGATGTAACAGATGTACAGAAGATGTTAGGACTTATTTCTTATTACAAGGCTATTGAACCTGAATACGTCAAAAAAGTACTGAATAAATATGGAACTAAATTCGGTATGGATATTGAAAAGAAAGCAAAAGAACTAATAAAACCATAACATTTATAGGATAATCCTTGACACATGATCAAGGCTTGCTTACGGTTAACAATCTAAGTGTTTTGACGATAGAGAAGAAGGAGCCAACGGCGGAAAAGAGCTGCACCTCCTTATACGTCGTCAGAGCTCACATGTCAAGTAGAACTGATAAAATATATGACATCTAGGAATAAAACTATAACTTCTAGGAATAATTTTTTTTCCAATATTGATGACTATAAGTAACAAATTCACAGGTATTCCAAGAGTTCTACCCTGCGATTTGCCTGGCATCAAGACCCAAGGGCCGGCAGGCGTCTTCTGCCTGACCCTACTTAGTATAAATGTACTTTATTAGGATTCTTGAATTAATTTATTCAAGGCTTTCAATTTATAATTAAAGTAGTATAACGTCTACTCAGACTAAATCTTCGCAATTAAAAGCGAAAGGAACGAGACACAGCGCTCAGCGAGGGCTAGCCACGTTCCTGCGTCACGTAGGCTAAGCCCACCGCTTAAGCGCTCAGTCTCCGTCCTTCGCTTCCAATTGCTGACCGTAGTGATAAAGAATTTATACTTTACTTACACTTCATAAACGTTTAAAATAGTGATACACTATCCATCTATAAAAATAATGTCTCCTAAAAATTATGATTTTAGGAATAGTTGTAAATTAGAGGATAGTACAAACACTATCCTCTTTTTATTTAAAAACCTTTAGGATATCTCAAATGAAACCCCTGACAAACAGCGGATTTCCATGAGATGTTACAGTTGAAAACTTAACAGATGAAACGATAGCTACAGCTCCAACCAGGAACCGTGTATCCCGGATCCACCGTTCCAGGTTCTCGCTAGAAGACACATGCGACGACGGATCGCACTTCGGCCCGCCACTGCTCCCGCCACGGGTGTAAACGCTGGCGCGTAAACACCCGACGGCGAGGAGCATGGCTACGCCGACATGCGATCCTCCCTCGCAGAGCGTCCCAGTAAAGGTTTGGAAAGGTATAGACGAAAGATGATTTTATCTGAATTCGACCGCAGATGGGCAGAAATACGTCTCTATCAATTCTGCACAGAAACTTATGCCTTAAGGCAACAAAGCATCGACATATTCGATTACACAGATGCAATATGTAAACTCGGAGATATAGATGCAACGACAATAAAACTAATAATCAGAACAATGTTAAGCGACACATATTACCAAGCCTCAAAAAGAGAAATAATATTGATCGGAACATTGAAAGGAATGTCTACAGTAGAACTTGGAAAGTATCTAAATATGACTAGACAAGGAGTTAATAAATATGTGCGAACAAACTTAGACACATTTACTCCCCTACCACGTTGCACTATAGACGATGATCACGAAATAATAAAATTTTTACAAACCTTAGATAAACTCAAAGAGATAGGAACATTAGGATATGGAACAACTAACGAAAGCGCAGTTTGAAGATTGCAGAGAACAATTCATACAACTTGGAGAACAAGCTTTATATCTAACTCATTATCAACTGGCAGCAGAAACACGTATTAAAGACCCTGTACAGTGGAAAGCGTTTCTGACAGACCCAAGGATAGCAGACTACATAAATTCAGAAATGAATCTTATTCGTACTGCGTCTATTAATGAGATTATTCACAAGGCCCCAAACTCCAAATCGGTAGGACAGGCTCAGCTTATCAATGCCCTCGTCAAAATAGACGAAAACTCGGCAGATAAGTCTGGTCCTGTTTTTATTTATTCGTATGTTCCGCTAAACGCTGAACAAGAATTCGCACCGAATGTATTAAGACCTATGAAAGCAACTGAAGAAGTTATAGAAGAACAGGAGGATATATCAATCGATGACCTCGAAATCCCTACGGAAATACCAAAAGGATGATGCTAAATTCCTCGCAAGTATCCCATACTCTGCCTGCTTCAATGAACAAAGAACTGGTAAAACACCAACGGCTCTAGAAGTAATCAAGTTAAGAAGACTACAGGAAGAAAGAATATTAATAATCACTACAGCATCGTCACTATATCAATGGAAGGAAGAGTATGAAACATGGCTTGGAAAAAATTGTGTGGTCTGTAGTGGTACACCATCAAACAAATTAAAAGCTATAGGTTCATGGACATATGGGCTAGTAGTCAGCCTGGACAGCTTCAAGGAAACAGCATCCCGTTCTGGTCTGATAGAACCCATCCTATCCAGAGAGCCGAAAATGGTAATTTTAGACGAAGCACACAAAATTAAGAACCCTAAATCAGCAAATGCAAAAGCAATATTTAAAACAAGACATATACCTTACAGACTGGCTTTAACAGGAACACCGGCACAAGGTAAACCATACGATGTCTATAGCATACTTAAGTTTTTATTTCCTGATGATTTTAGGTCTTATTGGAAATTCATAGATAAATACTTCGACATAGAAATCCATGAAACATGGCAAGGCGGAAGAAAACGAGAATTCAGAACCTATGACAATTTCAAACCAGGTATGGCTGAGGAACTGCAGAGGATCCTAAACGAATTCTCAACTCAACGTAAACGTAAAGACGTAATGCCTTGGTTACCCGATAAATTTTATCAGCAAGTTAAATTAAAACCAACAAGAGAACAAAGTAAATATCTAAAAGATTTAGAAGAAACCTATAGAACTGAAGACATAATCACCACAGGTATCCTAGATAGATTAGTAAGGTGTAGACAAATATGTTTAGACCCTGCCCTACTTAATCTTAAAGGTAAATCACCTAAAACAGAGTGGATTAAACAATATATAAAAGATTATCCAGAAGAACAAATAATAATCTTCAGTAAATTCACTTCATACTTAATCCATCTATCTGAAGAATTAGATACAACCTGGGCTATGTTAATAGGTTCTACACCTACAAAACAACGAGGACAATTTATTAAAGACTTCCAAACAGGAAAATTTAAAGTATTCCTGATAAACATAGATGCTGGAAAAGAAGCCCTAACTCTTGACGCAGCAGAAACAACTATCTTCGCAGATAAATTCCCACCAATAGGAAGTATTGAACAAGCTGAAGATAGATTCATAGCCTCCACAGAAGAACGAGCACACAAAGCTCACAAAATTGTGGAATTAATGATAGCCGATACCTTTGATGAACAAATCTACAAACTATTAGAGAGGCGTAAATCAGAGACGGACATAATAAATAATTACAAAAAATATATGAAAGAAAGGAGTTAACTATGAGTGGAAACCCTCTATTCCAATTCCAAGAGGCAACCAGAGAACAATCTAAAGCCTCAATCTTGATAGAAGGATTATCAGGAAAAGGTAAATCAGGACTTGCACTTATCCTCGGATACTATCTCGCAGGTGAAGATTGGTCAAAAGTATTCGACATCGATACTGAAAACAACTCTGTAAACCTGTTTGCAGGAATCAACTCATCAGTAGGCGTACCGTTCGGTCAGTTCAAACACGGTAACTTCACGCCAGATCTGAAGTACAAACCAAGTAACTATCAGGAATTCAAAGAAATGGCTGTACAAGCAGGTGCTGAAGTAGTAATCAACGACAGTATCTCACACGCTTGGACATATGAAGGAGGCATCCTTGATATGATCGCTGAACTGAAAAAATCCAATAAGAGATATGAAAGAGATTCATACGCAGCATGGGGAGACGATGGTATCGTATCCGAAAAACAGAAACTCTTCCAGCTGTTCAGAGACCATAGATGTCATATGATCGCCACAGTAAGAGTAAAAGAAAAAATGGAATATCAGCTTAACCCAGCTACAGGTAAAAACGAAATGGTATCCCTCGGAGACCAGGAGATTATGCAGGCTGATGTTAAATATGAACCAGACCTCGTACTCCATATGATAGCACCGGGCAGAGCCTACGGTAATACCATTACACACCCAAAAGCTAAGATTGTTAAATCCAGATATGTAATCTTCCAGGAAGGTGAGGTTTACGAATTCACCCCTTCCCTTTGCAAAGATCTCGTAGCATATCTGAATGAAGGTACATCCCCTGCTGAAATCCTTGAAAAACAGCGTAAAGAACTCGTCGAGAATATCACAGAGTTTCTTGATACACACCAGTCAAAACTGAATGTGTGGAATGTAATTAAAGAAGACGCAGGATTCAAGAATGTGCCACTTCCAGAACTGCCATTGGAAGTAGTAAAAGACTTATTTATAAAACTAACCATTGACTAAGAAAGGAAATAACTATGACAACTGAAAAGAAAGAAGAAAAGAAAGTAGAAAAGAAAGTAGAAAAGAAGGTAAGAAAACCAAGAGAAAAAGTCAGAGCAATAGAAGAACTCATGACACTTCCTATTACAAAACTGACTGACAAAGAAAAGAACAAACTGATCAAAGAACTTAAAGGTCAGATTAATCTGAACGATAACAAGTATGAACAGTATAAGATGAGTGCTGAATCCGCATTTAATAAGGTAAGAGAAATCGAAGCGAAATACGATGCAATGGAACAGTACTACAGAAGAATTCTCGCATTCGTTGACACTCAGGTGAACGCATTCCACGCTTCACTTAATCAGGCAATCAAAAAGGAGGTATAACTATGGCTATTAATATGAACTCACTGCCTACAGAAAAAGGATCAACATTTGCAATTATTCCTAAAGGATCTTATATCGCTAAGATCGTAAAAGCTGAAATGAGAACACCTAAATCAGGTGGTAAGGATTATTTTTCAGCAGAGTGCGATATTACAGATCCAGCATCCAACACAGATATGGGAAAATTCTGGATCAACCTGTTTGAGTCAGAAGCAAATCTTCCAAGATATCAGATCAGAAGATTTATCGAAGCTCTTAAACTGAATATTCAGGGAGAGTTCGAACTGAAGGATCTTACAAAAATGGTAAATAACAAAAGCCTCAAGATAGATATCTGTCCTGAAGATGCTCCAGAACCAAAGAGAAGCGTAGTAGATATCTCTGCAGAATGCTTCTACCCTATCGATGCTGTAACAACAGATAACACAGCAGCACAGGAAGAACTCGCAGCAGAAGTAGCAGATGTATTTCAGGCACCTGTAGGAGAAACAGAAACCGTACCAACTAAAGCAGCTAATTATTAAAGGAAATAAAAATGGGATTCTTATTAGATTATTTTGATATCACAGATGAAAAGATCGAACAGCAAGTGTGTTGCCCTTTTCCGCATCACACAGCTACAGGTCAGGAATACATGGAATCCCATGCATCGGCACATGTGAATACGGAAGAAGGTCTGTTTCACTGCAAAGTATGTGGAGAATCTGGTTCAGAAATAACCATGATATCAAAACTATTAGGTTGTAGTAGCCCTGTAGCACATAAGCTACAGCGCTGCTTCAACTCCGATGAAACGATTGACGAATGGGATAAAACTATGAAACTAACTGAGGCCACCAAGAACAGAGTCCTGAATCTTGGTATATCTCAAAAAGTCATAGATGAACTTAAAATTAAAACACCGACATACACTGACGATGTAATTGCATTCCCAGTATTCATGTACGATCACCTCATCGATATCAGACAATATAACCCTGGTGGTGATCCAAAAATTAAATCGAGAAAAGACTGCCCTTCAGGATTAATTCTCCCCTTCAACGAATGGGTAGACACTGATCCTGACAGATGCACCCTATTATGTGCGGGTGAAAAAGATATGGCTATCGCAAGAACATACGGATTTAATGCGATAACCCTGACAGGCGGTGAACAATGCTTACCTGCTACACCAAAATATTTTAAAGACAGAATCGTAGCAATCGTATACGACAACGATACAGCAGGTTTGACCGGAGCCTACAAGGTAGCGAACGCTATATATAAATACACTCCGTATGTAAAGATAGTCACAAAGTTCCACGAAGGAATGGAAGAGAAAGAAGACATAACAGACTACTTTACAAAATATAAGAAAACTAAACAGGACTTGATCGAATGTATAGAGGCCACACCATACTATACAGGAGATAAACTACAGAATAAAAAATATCCAGTAATGGATTTACTCAAAGCCAGTAGCCCTGAATATGTAGGCAAAGTAGTCAGAAGTAATGTACAAGTGGTTGCTATATCAGAAGCCACATTCTCCTGCCCTTCCCACCTCTATGCCGAAAAAATACAAACAGCAGATGGCGTAATGTCTGTTGGAGATTTTAAAGAATGGCAATTAGAAGAGAAAAACGCAGAGAACATACTGCACATGATAGACAATAACTTTAAAGAGGAAACTATTAAGAAAAACTACAGAAAAATTCTAGGAATCCTCGATAAAGAAAAGTATGTCCGAATAGATGAACTAGAAAAAATAACTGTATTCAAGGCTTATCTAACAGACTTATTCGAAACATCTAATACAACAAATCATCAACCGATGGAATATATGGCCTATTCAATAGATGAAAAACTAGAGTCAGGTCAAAAATATATGATCACATATAAACTAGTTCCCCACCCTTACAAAGGTAGACAACTAGTAATGATCATATTAGATGCTGAACAAGCTAATGACTCTGTTACAGACTTCAAACTAACTAACGAGGTGAAGGAGTCATTAAAGACTATTCAAGAAATTCCAGGAACTGTTGAAGAAAAAATAAACACAATGACCGAAAAGGTGAAAGGAATATTAGGCTATGACGGAATCAACACGCTCATCCAAGCAATCGATTTTGCATACAACACCCCACTTCAGTTCAACTTCGGAACATTCAAAAACGTCAGAGCATACCTCGACACAATCATCGTCGGAGAATCCAGAACAGGAAAATCCAGCACGGCAGATTGCCTTCGTCAACTTTACGGCCTTGGAACCTTCACGAGTCTCGCAGGAAACTCAGCTACTATTCCAGGCCTTGTTGGAGGCTCAAATAAAACAGCGACGGGATTCCAAACAAGAGCAGGAATAATTCCACAGAATCACAAAGGATTAGTTATATTCGAAGAATTCGGAAAATCAAATAACTCAGTAATTACGGAACTGACAGATATTCGTTCAAGTAATGAAGTCAGAATTACACGAGTAGCAGGAACGATAACACTACCAGCAATGGTAAGAATGTTATCACTGACGAATCCAAAGAATAAGAACGGTAACATACAATCAATAGCCTCGTATCCAAACGGTATATCAGTTCTAACAGACTTAGTAGAAACTGCAGAAGATATAGCAAGATATGACATGATTGTAATTTTGCCGGACAGAGGTAATGCACAGATAGACCCGATGTGGTCCCCTGAAGAACCATTACCTGAACAAGTCTACAGAGATAAGATTAGATGGATATGGTCAAGAACTGCAGAACAAATCGTTATCAATCAGGACATACAGTTATACATAGTCGAAGTAACAAACCAGCTAAACAAAGAATATGAAAGTCATATTAAAATATTCGGAACTGAAGCATGGAAGAAACTAAGCAGACTAGCTATAGCAATCGCAGGATATACCTGTAGTACAGATGAATCTTTTGAAAACATAATCGTAAGAAAAGAACACGTAGACTACGCAAGAGATTTCTTAGTCAAACTCTACGACAACCCTACTTTTGGATTTAAAAGATACATCCAAAATGAAAGACAGTATACAGATATAGACGACGAAGGTATTGTCGCTCTGCAAGATATGTATAACAAAGAACCAATGCTTATCCTTCAACTAGAACAATGTTCGACTACAAGTAGAAACATACTGATGTCAGTAACAGGTATGGAAAACAAAGACCTCAGTGTAGCCTTAAGTAGACTAACAAGGTTAAGATTCATAAAACATCAAGGATACGACATCATACCTACAGAGAGGTTCAGGAGAGGATTAAGCAAAATAGAACGTAACACTTTTGCTCCGAAATTAGGTGAAATCAATGCTCAAATTCCAGTGGACAAAGACGACTATCCAATCCCTTTCTGATTTCACATTCTTAAAGAACGTAGTAAATGAAGTGCACCCAAGAATAGGCGCACTAGATACAGAAACGGATGGACTACACATTATAAATAACAAGCCTTTCGTTGTTCAGTTCGGATTCCTAGATACTGAAAATATGAAAGGATACACATTCGCTGTAGACCTTGAAAACACTGCGTTTGCAGATGATGTACTAACCTATTGGGATGAAGTAGCACACTCTCTCGAATGTTATATGGGACACAACATCAAGTTCGATTTACACATGTTATCAAATATCGGACACGAATATAAAGATAGAAATCTTACAGACACGATGTTCTACATTCGATATGGTCACGATGCCTTACACCCCGAAGAAGGTGGCCCACCTCTCGGATTGAAGGAATACGCAACCAGATATATAGACAGGAACGCCAAACTCCACGAACATAAACTTAATAAGGAAAAAACTGACATAACCAAAGTCTACAATAATAGGCTGAAAGATATGTTAAATAAATCAGGAGTGAGGCTTCCTGAAGGTTGCGAAGCAAAATCATTTACATTAAAAGTTATAAACGATTTATTCAAAGATTGTATATTCGATGTCTCAGATCTACCTGAAGATATGAAAGAAGTGTATCTAGAATGGCTACACTCTCTCCCACTCTATCTTCAAACAAAAGTACAATCGTTAGTCCAATCAGACATGATTAGATATAACGACCTAAACAGAGATAATTTAATTGAATACGCTCACTACGATATTGTCTATACTCTGGAAATATGGGCTTCATTAACGCACATCATAATTAATAGACAACAGCAAGAAGCAATTAAAATAGAAAATCTCTGCATCATACCTTGGTATGAAATGGAACGTACAGGATTTCACGCAGATATCGCATATCTAGAATCGGCAAGATTAAAGCTAAAAGAATATATTAAAAAGCAAAGAAAAGAATTTTATGAACTAGCAGGACAAGAAATATCAATCGGACAACACGCAACTATAAAGAAAGTTTTAACGGAAAAATTTAACTTAGAAATATCAAGCACTAATGACGAATCATTATCTTTACTTAAAAATTCAATAGACAAAGAACACCCTGCGCATAGATTTATAACTCTATTACAGGAGTTGAGAACCTTAGAGAAATGGTACTCGGTATACATTATAAGATTTCAAAAAGACCTGAATAATACAGATACTCTTTACACAACCATCAATCAGGTAGGTACTGTATCAGGAAGGATCACATCTGATTTCCAACAGTTCCCAAAGAAACCTATAAAAACTGAAGATGGAGAAGAATTATTCCATCCTAGAAAAGTAGTAAAAACAAATACTGCACTGGTATACCTAGACTATTCTCAAATCGAACTACGTTTCCAGGCCTTATACACACTGTTATTAGGTAAACCAGATATGAATATGTGTCGAGCATACATGCCTTACGAATGTTTTAGATACCAACCGTGCAATGATCGAAAAGTATTCAATCCTAAAAATGCACATGATATCAAACACTATAAGGAATATACATGGTACCACGTGGAAGATAATACAGAATGGGAACCTGTAGATGTACACGGTGCAACCACTCTCGCAGCATTCCCAGGTCTAAAGAAAACTGATCCAGACTATCACGATCTAAGGTACATAGGTAAAAGAGTTAACTTCGCTAAGAACTATGGAGCAGAGCTATCACGTATTAAGCAAATGTTTCCTGATAAATCACACGAAGAATGTGTACAGATAAACGATGCTTATTACAAAGCTTTCCCCGGTATTAAAAACTATCACGAATATTGTACACAGAGAGCACTAAACTTTAGTAACACTGAGAATCTATTTCATGTACGTTACTACAATGTAAATGGACATAAACTGAAAAACATGCTCATCCAGGGAAGCGCAGCATTTTTCCTAAAATGGAAAATAATACAATTACATAATTATTGTCAACTTAATAATATCAAAACCAGATTCCAAATGCAGATACATGATGAATTATCGTGGGAATGGGACCCATCAGATCCACCAGAAGTATTCTTCGCATTTAAGGAAATCATGGAAGATTGGAGCGCAGCTCAAATACCTATCATAGCAGATATGGAAGTAACTACAACAACCTGGGCTGACAAGGAAGAGATTGAAAATATAGATGAATTAAAAGAAAGGATCAAAAATGTATAGGTATATTTTAGCCTTTGACCCATCAGGAAGTTGGAACGAAGGAAAAGGAACAACAGGATGGGTACTAATGGACTCAGACGAAAGACTACTTGAAAGAGGTTACATCCCAGCAGATGATTACAGGTGCCCAGAAGAATATTGGGACGCTCATCTGGACGTACTAATGAAGTACAACAGGAGGTACAGAGGAGATCTAATTGTAGTTATAGAAGACTACGTACTCTACAGAGATCGAAGTGAGAGTCAAACCAACTCACAGATGGAAACCTGTAGGTTAATAGGTGTACTTCTATGGAAATGCTGGAGAAGTAAACAACCTTACACGTTACAACTAGCAGCAACAGTAAAACATAGATGGTCTGATGAACTGCTATTCCGTGAAGGCATCATGCATAGAGAAGGAAGAAATATAGTCCACACTCAATCAGGATTGTCTATAGGATTAACACATACAAGAGATGCGTTCAGACACGCACAACATTATGCGGTATGTCGTAACGGTAAAACAGATAAACCATTCCGTAAGTATAAACGAAGTTTCAATCACTCACACTACTAAAGGAGGTAGAAATGATTATGATGATCAATAACTCAAAACAGACAAACTATTACGAAAGAAAACAGTATATTGAACACACACTTAAAGAAGCATTTAAACCTGCTATTGATTTCGAAGACCTAGAATATATGCACGAAATAAATATGGACGGAGAATATATTAGATACTCAAATACACTCGGAGTATCGTTCTATCTGGATGTAACATCAAAAAATGATCATCAGATCCTCGATGATGTCGCTTCGATAGTACTCAAAGTAAGTCCACCTGAAAGCGTAGTTCAGGACGCTTGGAAAATCAGAGAAATAGCAGGCCTATTCAAGGAGGCAAAATGTTAGCGATTGATAAAACTGAAGTCGAAAAAATCTTAATAGATACTCCTGAAATTCCAGGATATGTATTTAAAATACTAGACGAAAAGATACAAGCACTACCTGTAACAGTTATACGAGACTGCACCGAATGTTTCGGTGCAAGTTTCGGTGACTGTGGAAACTGCAAAGAAATAAGGAGGTCTAAATGAACTTCATACTAGGAATGATAACAGGTATGGCTGTATTAATATGCTATTGTTTATGGTACGCAGAAAGGCACAAGAAATGAATGATCAAACTATTAAAGCTGATGCAGGCAAACCTAAAATCCATTTAGTACCTGCAAACATAATTTCAGCCATAGCACGTATAAGAGAATACGGCAACAATAAATATCCAGACGGAGGCCCGGACAACTGGAAAGGTGTTGAGCCTGACAGATATATAGATGCTGCATTCAGACATCTTATAGCCTGTAAAGATAATATATGGGCACTCGATCCAGAGTCAGGATACCCTCACCTATGGCATCTGGCTTGTAATGTAGCATTTTTATGTGAAATGACTGACACTGAGACGAAATCAAAGGATATATGATACCTATTTAAAAATAAAATCGCTTAAATCGAAAATTTCGGCGTCTCGAAAACGTTGAAATTTCAACGGTTTCAGCGTTTTACAGAAAGGAGTATAAAATGAACAACATTCAAGATTTATATGTAAGTGATAACTTTGACCACACTCAAAAATGGACTTCAGGCTTCGAATTAGGTGCAGACTATAATAAATTCAACGCTGGTAAACTCGATTTATCAGAATTAGACATAATGATCGATATAGAAAATATAGATCAATATCCAAATGAAGAGTATGCCCTACTCCGTAAAAATGGATTAGGAACTTCAGACTCATCTATAGTTCTCGGAGTAAATCCATATACATCTAAAATGGATCTGATTGCTGAGAAATGTAGAACAGTTCTTACTGAAGATGAGCTTGCTGTAGGAGATAAATCAGCAGTAAGAAAAGGTAGAGAACTTGAGCCACTTATAATCTATAAACATAGTCAGATTATGGATAGACATGTAATAAAACCAGTTGACATGTATAGACATAAAGATTACCCTTATATAAAATTCAACTTCGATGGAGTTATAGATAAACTCTATAATGAGGATGGTACGTATCAATATATCCCAGATGAAATCAAAGTAGTAACTATATACGGTGTAAAACACTACGATTTCGATAAAGCGTTCTACAGAGAACATCAGGGATTCAACCTACTTCCTCCGCACTATGAAGAAGAGAATATAAGTATAGAAGGTAAAGCCAAGATGTACGGTATACCTCCCTACTACTACACTCAGCTCCAGCAGCAAATATTCGGACTAAACGCTCCATACGGGTTTCTAACAGTACTGAATGAAAGGAACTGGGAAATATGTTCATTCTTCGTATGGAGGGACCAGAAAATGATCAACCAACTCATCATCGAAGACAGCAAAACATGGTCTATTATAGAGTCTAAAAGACCAGCAGGATTTGACTTAGGAGTTGAGATAAGATGATAATACCTATAGCAATAATATGGACAGCGTTATCACTAGGAGCTATATACTATGATGATAAATGGCACCGATCAAAAATGCTCTTTATAGTATTTGCATCAGCAACAATACTAGGTTTTATACTAATTGGTACTAGCCTATTCGATGCATCTCTAAGCCATTATATTGGAGGCATAATAGAACTAAATCCAACATGGGACATGACTCTGATAATAGCCTTTATAATAGGTATATGTATAACAGGCCCGGTAGCACTAGCCCATACATTGTATATAGAAATAAGATTTAAAATACACGATAAGAAAAAAGAAAAAGAATATAAGGAGAGATTGAAAAGGAGAGGTTAACACCTCTCCTTTTTTTTATGCTAACGTCTATAGAACGAGAACTTACTATACCCTCCACCATAAGGATAAAACTTAGGCGGAACAATAACACGGCGCACCTTCGAGGCGGGCTGAGGACTGTGGTATTGGAACTGCTTTGAGTACTCAAGTCTGTAGTATCCTTCATTCTCATTCCAGCCGAACCCTGTCTGATAGAAAGCAGGATTACCTTTGTAAGGCTTCTTTGGTATTTGTGTTTTATTATAGCTGTAGTTCTTCCAACCGCTATACCTTCTGCCACGTCTACCGCTATAACCATAAAGACTACCTACCCTATCAAATATCCGAGTATCATGTTCAGGTATTCCTGTAAGAACATACTTACCATCCTTAGTCATAAGTAACCCATCGGAACTAACAGTATAGTTAGTATAGTCCGTTTGCATACGTGAAATGCCAAGTAATGAGAAGTACCTATCATATTTATGATCATTTTTCCTATCAGTATAATAGGATGGTAACACAACCATAGGATCCGTAGTCTTCACAAATTTATGAGAAGCTCTATCATAGGTCTCACCGAAAAGGGCTAATCTATATGATTTAAGTTTATTGAAATTACGTAGGAAAGCCTGTCCCTCTAACCCTTGTAAATCATTTAAACCACCTTCGATATATTTTGTACGGTCTACAAATGTGTTCTGATTAGCATCCCATCTAAGATTAGGAAAGTAATCTGCCATAAGTTCTAACTTTTTATCCCAACTAATATTAGGATCGTTAAGTCCACCTGAAATATAATCCTTCTCTAATACGAACTTACGTTGATTATAATCATATACCTTGCCTACTTCTTTCATATATGCTTGGAGATTTTCCCAAGCGCCTTCTGGATCGTTTTCCCAGTCAAACCCATCGTTCCATCCACCAGGTATATAATCGTTCATAGTAACAAACTTATGTTGATTAGCATCCCATATCTTACCGAAATGAGTGAGCATATATGCCTGAACATCCTCGAAAGAATTATTAGGATCATTAGCACCATACTCATTCTTTTCAGATATATCCTTTATCTTACCGTCATTAAGATCGTACCATTTTCCTTGTGCTTCTAATTCATCTCTCCAATCTTGGAAAGAGAAGTTAGCGTTCTTAGTATATACATTACGAGTGCCAAGAATACCTAAGAAGTTAAGCGTAGAAACTAGAGTACTCATACTAGGTCCACCATCTTCAGAACATTGATCTTTAATATTGTTGAAGGTTTTAACACCACTCTTAGCTAATGAATATCCAGGTATTACACTAAGCATCTTCTGAACAAAATCATCATCAGAGAAATCAAGATCAACTTCACTGAAGAATTTACTGCTATTTAATCCGAGAGCATACATAGATAATCTAACAGTATCTTTAAGAAGAGGACTAAGACTATCTACATCTGTTGGGAATACGTAGAAGTCATTCATAGCGTTAAGGAAGGAACTGTTAACATTAAAGTAAGAATGCCCGGCTCCAATAGGAATACCACCACTACGTAAAGCGAAATCGTCTTCATAATCAATAGTGCTACCCTGCGCCTCAATACTCTCAATGGTATCGTCCGTAATATTCCTATAAATATCTTCGAAATACCTGAAGTAACGAGGATTCTCATCGAACATACGCATCCAATACATCATATTGTTATAACGGAATGTAACGAATGGCATAATAGTTTCTAACTTATTGAACGCACCCCACGTAGGAGCATTATAGAATTGTGTCTGATGTATACGTCTAAGTATCTGATTACTGGATAATCCTTGATCACTAAGCATCATAGTCTGAGCATATCTAACTACACTCTCAACATAACTGAAAGGCTTAAACATATTATTAATAGTTTTATCAAACATAGTAGACATATCAGCATTTCGCATGTTCATAGAAAGTTGACGGAACATACTTTCAAATTGCTCACGACCTACTTCATCGGGAACTGTCTGACCGAAATAAATCGCCTTAAATTCTTCTTTGGAGAGCGGGAGATCAATTTCTTTGGAGAGGTATTTCTTAAAAGCTTCTTCAAATCCTTCTTCATCGAGATTGCGTAAACCGATATTCTCCCCGGAAATAACGTTATGCCCTGCCCTACGTGTAGCAGTATCGTTTACAAAATACTTACTAGCTGAAGTAAACCTATCATTACCATCGAGAATACCTCTCAATAATTGAAAGTCTTCGAATGGCATATCTGTACCAAAACTACGCTGGATAATATCCCAATTAGATTTAGTAAGAAGTGATGGATCAGATTTCAATATTTTCATATAAGTGCCCATATTTCTAACGGCCTGCATCTCATATTGAAGCATCTGAGCAAACCCTGTAAGCATTCCTTCATTACTATCTAAGGCAGCTTTAGTAGTAGCATCGATATAGTTACGCATCCAAGTACCTGGTTTTACAAGAGCAAACGCTTTATACGCAACCAAATACTTACCAAGCATACGTTTAACAGGACTAGATGTAGCACTACGATTCATGTAGTTAGAAATCTCATAGTACATATCATAAGGAAGAATAGTCGTATTCTCCATATAGCGTGCACGATGTACAGCATTAAGATTACTCATATTAACTTGACGTATCTGTAGCCCTGAAGCAGTATTGCCTCCTGCTTGAATCGTACACACTACATAATCAGAACTCTTACCAAAATACTCATATAATTCATCATCTGTGAAATTCTGAGCAAGATCGGTAAACTGAAGATTATCGCCTTCTTTAGTGAATATTTCACGAGTTAATACGCAATCATCTTTAGCAACGTCTGCTTGATGTTTTAGGGTATCGAGATAATCTGTAAGAATATCTGCTGAATCTGAACGAACAAACCCAGGATCATAAATAACTCCGCGCATTGTTTCGAACTGAAGTAATCCTTGGGAGGTGAGGTAGTCATTCATACCACTTGGTAAAGATGCAAGGAACTCTTCAGCCTGTTTACGAGAAACAGTACGTCCAGTAGTACCATTAATACGACCTGAAGAAAGAAGTACAGTATCATCCCAACAACTACGTAATTGTGCATATATCTCTCTAAAATCTTCAAGATCATCTAAATCGAGCACTTCAGCTAACTCATCGAAATCAGCGAGAGGAATAGAACCTTTAGCAGGTCTGGCAAAACGTTCACTACCATTAATGTATCTAAACCCATCATCAGCATCCGATACTTTACCAGCTTTAGTATTAAGGTATACATAAACATTACCAGTAGATTTATCTTCATAATAACTGAGAAAATCATCCCCATTATCCTGGAGCTTTTTAATAAAGTTACTCAACTCAGATATTTCTTCATCATAATAATTATGTGAATTAAATGCTACCATATTGAAATCATTCCAAAGGACCTCACTGATTAACTTATTTCGATCAAGTTTACCATCAGTAAGTAAAGATTTATAGCGGGCCTGCTGTACTCTCAGATTATTAATTTCAGTAGCCTTATTGATAAAGTTTTGGAAGGACTCACGCCTAGCGATTTTAGTCTGATCTAACACATCAAACAATTGCTTAGCTTTCATATAGATTGAACCTACAAGTCTATCTTGTTTACGTCCTAAACCATTACGAACATAAACATCATCTATATGGCTAAGTTGGCGTAAATTAGAAGTAATCTCTGAATTAGCTTCACTATATCTGGTAGCAGCATCAATGCCTTCGCTGAGAACACCATCTTTATATTTAAGGATTTTCTTCTCATAGTCAGCCCTAGCAGCCCAATTATATATCTCTGGAGCGTGAGCGCCTTCAAGCACATCTAGCGCATCATCAGCGACATCAACACCGAACATACCTCCTGCGAGTTCATCCATCAACCTTTTACGATGATTATTCACATAATCACAGGCTTCTTCAAATACACGACGTTCTTCTAATTTAAAGGAAGCGCTATTCTTACCTAACACAAAAGCTTGTTCATTTAGGCGCATCTTCATAGCATCTAAAGCTGCGCCATCTCGATGCAAACTTGTAACAGCATCGGTATCTAACCAATACTTAATATGATCCCCATATAATTTCTTAGCCATTAAATACGACTCTACAGCAGTTCCAGGAACTTTCATATTTTGTAAATAAGAAAGCTCAGTACCCTCAAAGGAACCTGATCTAGACATATCAATACAAGATTGTATAACACTATCATAAGTAGATTTGTACTTAGATAAGAATTCTTCAGCGCCTAAAACTATCTGTCTATCACGAGTTTTAATAACGTACTGTGACATTTCGTGCATCTTTTTAAGATCTTCAATATTAACATTGAACCCATCAGCAACATCAAGATCAAAGTACGATAAGACATCATCTACATATATACGCGTATCTACATTAACAGATGTACGCCCAGCCTCTTGTAAAGCAGCTTTAACTAAATTATCATCCAAATCTGAAGTTATAAAAGCATATCCTCTAGGATTAATAGTAAGATTAGAGATAGATTTAACTGCATTGTTATATTTATATAATCTAGCGCCACCCTTTGAATTTTCATACAGCTCAATAAATTGTTTTTCTGAATCAGAAGCAACCCCAGCATCCGCCTTTAACCTTGTACGTTCAACAAGATCAGAAAGCTTCTGAGAATAAGAACGAACATCATTAAATCTATAGCCTTTCGCAAATTGATTGATATCATCGATATAATCTTGTAATAGCGTGACAATACTATTAATCTGATCCTCAGTATAAGCTGAATCTCCAACCATAGATGCGAGCCTATGATAAGTATTATACGAATTACGTTGGGATGAACCTGAAAGATTATCGAGATAAGAAGCGATTTTACTATCTTCTCCGGCAATACTGCGAGAAGCTGTAAGCTTATTGTTTAAATATGAAACATTAAAGCCATCTAAATCATGTACGACTAATGAAGGCGAAGCTAGTCTAACACCGTCGGTACCTTCCTTAGTAACTGAAGAATTAAGAAGAAAATCGGAAACTTCTTCAAGTACATCGAGTTCAGATTTATATGCATTAGCATCATTAATACCGTAGAATTCTTTATAGACCTTACGTAATTGAGCAGCATCTAAGCCCTTCATATCTAATCTACGTAAAACTTGTTCAGATACCCCATCTATTTCTGCATCAGACATATACCTTTGGAACACTTTAGTTTCCCCAGCGTCCATAGCATCTAATAGTTTTGTCAGAGTAAGTGGATCATCCTCTGACACATTAATAGGAACCCATTTCCTAAGTGAAACTGAAGAAATACTATTAATCTCCGAGTTTAATCCAGTAGTATTGACGTGCATAAATACTGGAGGTTCACCTTTACGTGCTAAAGCATTCCACTCATCGACGATAGTAGGATCAGCTAAAGCAGCAAAAATCATCTGTCGTTCGACATCACCACTAGGATCAAGGATATCTTTATTAACTACGGCATCATACCTAGCTTTATTAGCAGGGTCAGATAGCTCATCGATATAAGGCGCAAGTATAGCATTAGGCTGATCGCTATTTGCAGACTGAAGAATATCGAGCATATTCTTCTTACCAATTTTAGACTCTCCCATCTGAGCTCTAAAAGTAGCTTCAACTTTATTACGAAGCATACCAGGTGCGAGATCGATATTACCCATATCATCAGTAAATTTAAAGTCAGTAGCCAGAGTATTCATGAAACTATAAAGTTGTTCATCTGAAAAACCAGCTAAATAACGAGCCTCTTCAACGAGCTGAGAAGTTCTATCGTAGCCGTACTTTTGTTTCGCTAGTTCAGATATATCAGCAAACAAAGAGCCATCCATTAAATCTACTTCATCAGTATTTTTACCTCTAAACGTATCAAGTACAGGTGCGATAACATCGTCATAAAAACCACCATACAAATCTTGGATATCTTTAGAACGTATAATCTCTTGTTGAAACGCCATACGATCTGTGTGAAGTAGTGTTACAACTTTAGCATCTTTAAGACTGACAACATCAATCTTCTTCAGGCTCTGGCGAAGTTTAGTAAACTCACCTGTCATAGCGTGTGCTGTAGTGGCACTGAGCGCAGATTTTGTTTCTCCCATCAAAACCTTGAAATGAACCTTACGCTCAAATTTATCTACAATTTTTATAGCGTCTTGAATATTATAAGTAATGGAATCATTCTTAGACCACTCACTCATAAAATCAACGATATAACGCTCTAAAGTACTTATCTGATTTGGATTAGAAGTGCTCATTCTAAAGTCAACCTTCTTCCAATCTATACCGAGGTCCTTCTTGAGTAGTTCTCCAAATTCTTCAAAACCTACAGTACGGTCTACAGTCCTGGCACCTGTCTTCTTTATACCTTGTATTCCGCGTTCAGTAATACTGCGATCAAGAGATGTTTCAGCAAACAGACCGTTCAATCTAATATCATCTACAATGGCTCCGACCTCATCAGAAGTGATATTAAACGGAGCGGCATCGACAACTTCATCTCTAAGATCACGAATAAACGCATTATCCATGTGTTCTCTGAATAACACTTTTAGTTCATCAGCATCTTTGACCTGTCTAACTCTTTCAAGAAAATCAACAACTCGATCTTCTGAACGCCTATCAATAGCGTTTTTTAACTTATCATAATTCTTATTAATCCTATCAAATGATCTTTTAACATCACTGGTATACCTAGGTGCAAGATTATCAATAAATGCTTTAAAATCATCTACTGATTTATATCTGCCTGCGGTAATCTTACCGATAGAATCTTCTACTAATTTAAGAGCATCATCAGCATTAATCTCACCACGAATAAAACTATTGAGAATACTATTAGTTTCTCTAGCTACATCGTCCTGTTCTTTAACTGCAAACTGTAATGCATTCCTTACATAAGATTTCTTTACTTCATTTGCATCAGCCTTATATAAAAGATTCTTGACTTTTGTAACATCGACTTCCTGTGTCATTTCATTAACGATGGCACGTGCAGCATCGGCCTTGTCCAAACCTAAACGAGCCATGGCCTTAGATACAGTAGGAGTGTGCATGACATTATCGATAGTATTTATACCCATCTTAACGCCTTTAACTCCAGCCCAAGGCAAGAAGAAGGAAGATTTAATAATAGCTGAATCGACTCCATCTACTGCCTTATCTAAATAATAGGCTGCTTTGAACGCTTTCGTATCGAGGGCTTCCCTAGCAAAATGCGTACCCCAAACAGTTTTATCGCCGTTCTTAACTGAACCGATAATCATACCGTTAATACTTCTATTCTTACCCATAAGATGGGAAGTAACGACATTCTTAAAAGTATCTTCTGCAGCCTTAGTACTGAATATAGTATCGTTATTTGCTTTGACGGATCTAATGAATAGCTGAAGATCTTCATCGAATTTATCGGCATGTTTAAAGATTATATTCTTACCTTCGTTACTATTAATTAGACCTTTGAGCGCTTTCTGAATATTCTTATTTTTAGTGAGTTCTGCTACATCGTCTGAACTACGCAGGACAGCTTTGAAACCTTCCTCAACACCTGTACGTGCGGCAGTATTTACAGCGCCACCAGCAGCAGCCTTTGCTCCGCCACCAACAAGAAGTCCTGGATCAAGAGCCATTTCTATTACCATATCAGCTGCAAGACTACCTGTATCTGCATTGAACATGGCATTCCTATCAGTATAGCTTTCTTTTACATTTTCAATACCACGTTTCAAATCCTTAACAGATTTATCTTTAGAGAAATAATTCTTATTAATATCATCATAAATGAGTCTCCAATTTATATCGGAACCAGCGAATAATGTGTCTAAGCGTCTAACTATCTCTGCCCTTTCTTCAGGACGTGAGGCTACATCACCAGAACCTAGCTGGGCTTTAGTGGCCTCATTCTGATTAGCACCGAGCAATAAAGCATACCCACCATTATCCATGAACAGTCTTTGAGCTTTTTTAATATCCTCAATATCGTGTCCTTCGATATTGGCCCAATACACGTCTTGTCCTTCGAACTTAGCATCGTTATTTCTACCTGAAGTATGTAGGAAACCGCGAGTACCATCACCGAAATGATACTCTGTCTTACTCCAAGTACCACCAGCACCACCAAGAGCCTGATCGCCTGCAGTAAAAGCACGGACACCTCTGGCAGCGATATCCATAGTTTCCATCATATTATAGACGGCATTTCCAGCAGCGGTAAGAAAGTGCCCTTCTTTAATAGGATTGAAAACGTATTCATTTAAATAAGTAGCAGTACCTCGTGCAAGTTTTTCATACTTACCGCTAATACCACCTTTAGCACCAAAAGCATCGATCAGGACATCTGAAAAAGAATTAACAGCATCTGGATCGGTAGAATTTGCAAATGCAGCTTTATAAGGATTGACTTTCTGAACTCTAGCCTCTTCTTTAGCCTCTAGATAAGCATCTGCAGCGGCTTGAACTACATCGTGAGAATATTGTTTATAATACTCCCACCATTCAAGATTAGTTTTGTTAGGAATAATCCAAGGAGGGAGAGGAGCATCCACCCTTATCTGGGATTGTTTAACATACTCTTTAGTTTCAGGATCGAATGTATCAACGATATTATATGCATTCCCAGTACGCCCGGCATTACCAAAATAATAGTTAACCTGGTTGAGACGAAAAAGTTGCTCATCACGACTAGACACATTTAATTTTTGTCCTGGTTCAATGGAGTTAAGGTTGGTTATATTATTATTGGCAGCAAGTTCTTCAAGCGAAATGCCATACTTATCGGCTATATCGAAATAAGTGTCTCCATCTTTAACAACATATTTTTCAGTACCTGAGAGAATCCAATCATTCACTGCACCTTGATCCAATAAAACATTTTGTCCCCAACCAATAATATTATCGTGAAGTCCAGGCTGATTAAACTGTCCATCAATTAGATGGGACTTAAGTTGAGTAACGTCTTTTTTAGTATGAAGCATAGCTGCATTATGCCCTAATTCGGACATAGTTAAATTCTTACCCTGCAGTTCTTCACCAAGCTTCTGAGCATCTTCAGCAGCTTTAGCATAGCTATAACCATTACCAAAGAAACTAGGATAATCTATATCATTGGCTCGTTTAATACGATTACGAATAGTTGTAAAAAGTTTATTACCTGCCTTCTGGTTATATTTAGCATACGCTCGATAAGTTTGCCCATTATTAATAGGGAGCTGTAAAGAGCTCCCCGGTGTTTTAGGTTTATTTAGAACAGACTGTACGACATTACTATGATTAGTAGTAGTACGAGTGGAGCCCCATAACTTCTGTTGTTGAGCCTGAGACCTACTAGGAGTTGTAAAATGTTTAGTAATATTATTTATTACTTTCTTTACATCGGTCTTATTGGTATTACCGCCAGTCATTTTTTGCTGGCGCGCTTGTTCAGCTCGTTTAGTAGGAGCAAAAAACTTTTGTGCACCTTTCTTAATGGTATCCCAAAACGACATACAAACTCCTTATTTCTTAGTTCTATTCGTATTATCTGTCTTCTTAGTTGTCTTCTCGATGGCGAGGTTAGTATCAGACGTGTACTTATTCATACGCTCATTAGCAGCGTTGGTTGCAGCAGTCTGACGTTCCTGTGAAGCAGCTGTATCAATCGCACTAGATAGATTACCAAGTGCTTCAGCAGTACCCTGAACTCCATAAGTATGGTCAGCACCATAGGATGAAGTAGCAGGTTCGTACATTTTACTGGTAGCATCATTAGCTGTATTAATGGCTTCAACAGCATTCTGTGCAAGAGCTGCAGAACGTTGTCTACTAACATCATTGATTGCTCTAAGACTATCTGTAGTAGTCTGAGCATTCTGCTGTCCGAGACCTATAAGGGCCTGAAGTGCGGTAGCATTAGCAGCGCCTACATTTGCTCCTGAAGAAGCGGAACCTATAAGATTTCTACGCATTTCAGAAATAGCATTTCGAGTATTTGCATAATTAGTATCCTCAGCAGCCATCGCATCCTGAATTGCTGAAGCTCTATTCGCATCATATGCTGCAGCAACCGCATCATCCATACGTCCTCTAATGTAGTTCTCATCAGTTATGAAATCCTTACGAAGCTGTTTTCCTAAGGCTGATGTAGGTGAACTATAGGATGTAAGATCGTTGATGCGTAATCCTTTAATAGTAGGATTTAAATTATCAAGAGCAGATTTAGCTAACGCATTAGTTGTATATGCCATATAATCACCTCTTAACAGTAATCTTCAATTTCTGACCTACTTGAATAAAGTTAGGATTAGATATATTATTTTCTTTCGCAATCTTCTGATAAGTAGTACCATACTTATTAGCAATCGCTGAGAGAGTATCGCCTTTTTTAACAGTATAAGTTACTGTCTTAGTAGTGCTAGGTTTAGACTCTACCTTAGCTTCATCATATTTAAGATGTCCAAACCCTCTAATATAGCGTCCATTTATATTCATAGTACGTACACCTACTTTAGATGCAGTACCTTTATTACCTTCAAGAACCTTGAAAGTCTTACCACTCTTATTAACTGAGATAATCATACCAACATGATAGGCTCCCCAAGTGAGTTCACCCTTTCCACTATCGTCCCAGTTATATATGATAAGGTCTCCGATACTAGGAGTATAATCGTCACGCTCAACCCATACGCCTAGCTTCTTCATATCATTAACCAGAGTACCACAGTTATAAGACATAGGCATATTCTTGGTATTGTAGCCTGCTTTAATAAGAATAGCTGTAACAGTAATAGCACACCAAAGGCACTTATAGTTACCGACCTCACCATGAGGTTTAACCTTATTAAAGGTATCTACAAGATCCCTATGTCTAGCTGAACCTTGTGGAGCACCGTCGTACTTCTTGAATAGATCAACTGTCTGCTGTCTAGTATAAGCCATCACTCAGCCTCCTTATCACACGCCATTTCCTCTACTTCTTCATGTTCAGTAGGCTCTACTTCCTTAACAAGCTCTACCTCAGGCAACCCTGCAAGGATAGATGTGAGAAGTGAATATACAGCTGAAGAAGCAGCAGAAAGAAGTACAAACTTCCAATCAACATCAGTTATCAGTTGTCCAGCTGTCCAAACAGCTAGAATGACTTGTAGAAATGTTTTAGCAGCCCTTATAAAAGCGGCCTTCCAAAACTGTTTATCCATAACGCATCCCTCCGTTATACAACATATAGTATTCCGTTTGGATTATACCACAACATATTGTATGTTGACAATAAAAAGGACAGATATTATCTGCCCTTTTACGAGTTCAGAAAATACAACACACATCCTAAAACTGCTGCGAGAACTAGCAAAGATAACGCTAACAATCTAGCAAGACGTTTATTAGCCTCTTGCAGATGCGTAAGCGCACTATCAAGCACGGCTATAGAAACTTTAGCTTGTTCATCCATAACTCTATTTACTCCTCAGAAGATTCTAGTAATTCTAACTTAGTTTCGAGCTTGATCAACCTCTCGTTAAGATGATTATGCTGATCAACCTTAGCTTCTAATTGCTCCAATCTGTATTTAATTAGAGCAACAGTCTTATCATTCTGCACAGTACTAACATATAAGGCTATCAAACCTGATATGAGAGGCCCTGCAATAGCTGTAATAACTTCGATCATACGATTACCTCCTCCTTTTAGCACGGATTTAAATTACATATGTGATTGTGGCGGATACGTTTGAAACATTAGATTCCGCTGCTCCTGAACTAATGTTATAACATACGATGGTTCCAGCTGTATCAATAGTAATATATACTGGAGTGTATCCTGTAGGTGTACTCTGGCGACCAATGACTCCCTCAGCATCACTAGGTCTAAAATTACTAGGTAATACATCACTCCATCTACCTGTCGAGGAAGCGGCAGAATTGAGACTAACAGTAACAACATTCCCGTAGCGCCGTGCCTTAATTGGGTAAGAATCAGAGTCAAAAGAGGCTACTGGTCCAAAAGGTGTCTTGTTGTATACTATACTAGTATAATTATACTCCTCGGTACTTGTATTGTAATGGATATTAATATCTGCATATTCTATACCATCTAAGCAAAGGCGTGTGAAATGATATAAAATAGACCCTTCATTACCTGAGCGATTTTCCACAGCATAATCGCAGCATAAGATGTGGTCCTCCACGGTACTAGGATCATCATAATAAGCAAATATACCTGACCCATTAAAGTAGTAGCCTGTAGGAAAAGGCGCCTTAGAATAATTGTGCGTCTTATAGTAATCATACAGTACCATAGCATCTACGTCTGATTTCCATGCATCAGATGTATTATCATAATAGATCTTAATAAATGTGCCTGCTGTAGTAGTATCTATATCGCTGGAACTGTCACGGACTATAGAGGTACCGTTGATAAATTTAAGATTGGATGCCGTAATTAAATTAACACTACTAAATTCCAAATATTCATCTACATCTCCCTCACCATACTCCTCATATGCCCAATTAAGTGAGTGATAACCGCCAGTTCCAACACCAGAAAATTCTATAATACCTCGTCTTATTTCTGGATAAGCTTCATACTTATAGGACACATCAACATTCTCTACTGTTAATACATAACCGGTCTTATTATATCGATCATCTGCCTGAGGTACGAAAGCTACAACGGGTCTATTCGAATTAATAGCGTCTAAACCTTCAGCAAAGGTCTTATCAGCAGTATATAGATTAGTATGACCTGACATTTCAGTTAAATTAACTATTAAGGGTTCACCGACAACCTCATTATAAACATTTATAAAATCATACTCGCCATTGAGTATATCTACATGTACTACTTCTGCACCGCCTTTAATAGTTCTAGTGAAACGAAGACGATAAGACTCATCGCCACCAGCATCTTTATGAACGTAATAATTATCTAATTTAAACACTTTAGCCGCATAGATAGAAGATGGATCATCAATACAAGCACCCATATGCTCAAGAAGATATGTCTCATCCTCATCCTGTGAGTGTGCATCAACAAAGTCGATTATTTCTTCTGGAGTGTTATCAGGGAGTGTCCAACCTCTATTAAATACAGGATATAGTACACAACTATCAGCGCCACCTATAGCAGGTATAACAGCGACCCCCTGAGCGTTAACAACTGAAACACCGCCAACAGTGACATCGCTTACATCGCCAGGATCACCTTTAGGCCCCTGAGAACCTGTATCGCCCTTAGGTCCTTGTGGACCAGTAGCACCAGTTTCTCCGATGTCTCCTTTGTCTCCTTTAGGGCCTTGTTCACCAGTAGGGCCTTGTACTCCAGTATCACCCTTATCGCCCTTGTCACCTTTATCACCTTTGTCGCCTTTAGCTCCAGTAGCGCCTGTAGGTCCTTGAGCACCTGTGTCACCTTTGTCACCCTTGTCACCTTTGTCACCCTTATCGCCTTTATCACCCTTATCGCCCTTATCACCTTTTTCACCTTTTTCTCCACGGATAGGATCAGTGGTATATTCTGTGCCGTCGGTAAGAGTAACAGTAAGAGTATAATCATCATTAAATGTGACTTCATCTATACCTACACCTTGCTCGCCCTGGATACCTTGTATACCTTGTATACCTTGTATACCTTGGATACCTTGAATACCCTGCGGTCCCTGAGGTCCAATAAGAGATTCAGGGGAAGTGAATGAGCGTCCATCTTCTAAAGTAATGATACAATACCCATTTGCATCAAAAGTAATACCTATAATTTCAGCGGCATCAAAAGCACCGCTATCAAGAAGACTCTGAAGATATTCTTTATATTCTTCATAATCTTGCTTAGCATTAACATATTCAGCAATAAATGCATCGAACTTACTAGGAGTAGGTACAGGTACGACAATATTGTTATTAAACAATATCTCACAGACCTGTGTACGATGTGTAGTCTTTCTGTTGATGCCATCTGAGGATGTTGCGTAATTATCGGCATAAAGCACTACCTGAATAACACCGCCCTTTTTATATACGTTTACAGGTATATAACAAGAATTGCCATTATCAAGAAGCACTTCTTCAGCAACATTATATGAAGGAGCTTTAAATACAGCTACCACAGCATCGGCGCCTTTCCACTCCTTGCTTTTCATAATAAAATTACATCTAACGTAATCTACATCTACAGCATCAGCAGCGATAGACGCATTACTACAGATAAAAGAATCATTTGTAACTTCGAAATTCAATAACATAAGCGAACCTCCATTAAGACACACGCTTCCATACATACACGGCAAGGTATGGTGGCATATTTTGACCTTCTCCACTGACTCCTGCATCAGCTATACTAACAGTCCCTGAGTGCGTATGATCACCAGCACTCTGAGCAGTACCTGACAGAGAGTGTCGGTGCGAACCTGCAGATGCTGTATTTCTCCACGAAAGGGTCCTCTTACTAGACATAGTATACGCACTCTTGCCACCAGAACCATTACTCCAGATCTGGCCCATACTATGTGTGTGTTCCCCAGCACTATTAGCAGTACCTGAAAGGGCGTGTGTATGTGCACCGCTAGATACGATAGAAACACTGCCTGCATGACTATGTGTAGGTATGACTGCATCTGCAGAGCCCCCTTCAGTACCTACTGCATACGTATCATCAGCGCCCAAGAGGAATTTACCTTCAACACGCTCCCATACACCTCCTAGAAACGCATTAGGATTAGTAAGATTTAAACTTAAATACAGTGCTCCAACAGGATATAATCTTTCTAACAAATCTTCCTCATGGAGTGCGTTTGCGTCTCTTATTTCTTTAACCGTACCGTCTATTCGAATACGTTCTATATACTCTGCCATATTTCCTCCTATCGCATGTGCATCATCTTAAGTATCCAGTTAATGCTAAGAAGCTCGAATCGTTTTTCGTTACGTGAAAGCAATTTTAATCTAGGAGCGTAACCTTTACCTGATATTGCTACACGTATCTTCCATAGCGTGACTTCAGGACGTAATCCTTGATCTAATGTCCATTGATTAGTTAAATCTAGATCAGATATCTCAGTTTCTAAGAACGGTGTAGAATCAACATAAATGACTCCGTAATCAGGATTAAACTCATCGATGGCTTGAACAGGATCGTATTTGTAATAGATCTTTCGTGGAGAACCATCAAGAATATATTCCATACCAAACTGCATGGTCTTTTGATCAAGATTGTTGATACTAAGTTGCAGTTCACGATATCGTTTCTTAGATTGAATCTCATCATCACGATAACCTGTATCGATATACTGATAATTTTTAAAAGTATAGTACTCATCAATACGAGCGTATGTATCATGAATAGTCTTATCAATATTAGACTTATAAAAACCGTAATAATAATCTGAAACATCACTGAGAAGTAAAGTAGTATCTCTTACTTTTGCTGCCATACGGAAAGGTAACACAAGAGTGACACCATCTACTTCAACATCATCAAAATTATTAGGGATTGTAAGCGTATTATTGTAAAACGTAGCAGATTCATAATTGGTATCGTAAGTAATTTCAGTAAACTTAGGTACATAGAAATCACGTACAATAACCTTATCGAACTTAAATAACTGTATAAAACGCCTAGGAGTAACAACTTGATTGTCCTGCATATCTACAGCTTTTAAAACTGAAGAAGCTGCCAATAAACCAGAAGCTGTAGCATTATTCCTAAACGGAAATAACATATTGGCATTTTCATACACCCAAACTTTCCATATACGATCCACAGTGTTATACATAATATCTACATATAATAACGAAAGAGAATCATCAAATTTATATACATAAATATTATGGATATCCTCATAATCCAAGAAGTTGTAATAGGATATCAAATAATAATCGTCTGTATAGTCGAAAGTGTTAACTAAAATATCCTGAACATTTACGGAAAATGAATCAAAGAAACTTGTAATAGGTGTAGTGATAGGTGCCAAAGTCAATTCACCTGTAGTAGATTGAGCCTTAGGTACCATCATATAATAGTAGTTGCCGGACTTGAAATAGAGCATATTCCTGACCGTCTGAATAAGATGCTTATCCCAAGGATCAATATGCAGGTGCGACTGAAGCAACTCGGTCTTCCAACTATTGCCGTCGTCAGTAAGTGTGACATAGTACAGTTTATCTGTAGTAAACACAGCCAGCCCATCCATAAACTCAACAGCATAAATAATAGGATTATCAAATACCGTAATATTGTTAGGATAAGGGAAATAAGATGGCTCATTATAGTCACTTATAAATAGTATTGTAGGATCTTTAGGAAGCCCCCAAACAACAAGCCTATCTTTCCAAGCCTCCATACCAGTAGCAGTACTTAGATCGTAATTCTCCTGTTCCAGGGCTGTAGCAGTACCGTAGTTCTCAATAGTAAAATCGAAACCTACAGTCATTGCCTTTTCTACGATATCAGATAGAACATCATGTTCATCATACCTGTAAGCAGACACACGTACCATCATATCAACAGCAGGAGGTCGGAACCCTTCGACTTTAAGTTCGACACCTTCAGCAGGTTCAACTCCGACATCATGCTGAAGCACTGTCCAATCGGATGCAGTAGTCTCACGCCATTCCCAAATGATGTCATACTTATGATTATCAACAACATCATAATAACACCTAAAAGTAACAGGCTGATTCTTTTTAGGGGTCATTAATAACTTGGTATTATCGAAAGCATCATAAGGCAAAATACCTTGGAACTGAAGAGTAGCTGCTTGATGAGCATCATTAAATACATATGCTCTACCCTCTCGGAGCAACATATTATAACCATAAGTAACTGCTTCTGAAGCTGTGAGAGCTTTAGGCTCTACTTTCTCAAACACATACTTATTAGGTAAATGCTCATTATCAAACCTGGTTTTAAATAATCCAGGCTCCCATTCCTGAGTATCTTCATTATATTCTTCACCGAAAAAATAATAACTATTTCCATACGCAAAAGTACCGACAGGAAATTTCATACGTCGATATTCATCGTCTTCAATACGTATACCATGTATATCTGAAGACTCTGATGTATAGAAATAGCATCTATGGGAATTAATAGAGTTCTCACCTATTGAATATTTAATATCGTATTCATAAGTATCATCAACTTCAACACTTGAAGTTTCAGTAGCTGGTCTAGCAGTAGCGACCCATATATCTCCAAGCGTTTCACGATCGTCTTCCAATTTACCGAATATGAATTGGCTGTAAGCTACGCCATCCTCAATACATTCCTTCACATCCTTAATAGTAACGCTATCAGATAAATAATCCTCAGATGTTTCAAAAGACATGTCTGGAAAAATAATTGTATCTGGATGTAAAGAAGGGCGAGGCGTAAGCTTACTACCATCCTTATCGTATGTGAAATTAACTAAGCTTTTTAAATAACCTTCGTCTACAGTACCTGTAGAGAACATCATTCCATGAGTAAAATCGCTGTCTATGACAGCTCTCCTATCTCGTCTATCACGTTGTTTATAAGGAGTAATCTTAGCCATTTCTAAAGACCTCTAAGTATACCTGGGCATATAGGCAATGCGTACTCAACATATTCATCTTCATGTATAAGTACACCGCCTGTAGTATCGGACTGAAATACACGTGGAACATGGTCGATATGATCACGAGTCATATAAAACAGTGCCTTTTCATAGTCCTGTTCATATGCTACATCGTAAACAACACCCTCTTCGTCCATCTCATAAAACTTATGAGCTGCACCAAGAGCAACGACTGAGCGTATATAATTGTCCGGGAAGAAATTATATTCTGCCTCTTCAGAGTCCAACTCTGTAAAATCTAACGAAGAGAACGATGGATAGGTAGAACTAAGCCTATCGTTAATATCGTCGATAACTGCATCATAAAAAGGAACTAGTTTCTGATACACGAGCTGTTCACCTGCAAGATATGTATTTGTAAGTTTTACAATATCTCTTATACGCATAGTTAACTCCTCTTTTAATTATTCTTAGCATAGACCATTGTTACATAAGCTTTTTTGTTGGAACGATCTTTGCCTACTTCAATAGAGAAAGTTTTATTTGATGCACTCTTTGAAGCCTGATAAATCGTGATATTATCTGTAACGGTCTGTCGTGGTGCGTTCAGTACGAAGCCATCTGTAGTGAAACCGTAGATACTTAGAATTTGCTTGATATTATCAACGCCGTGTTCATAAGCTGTAACACCAGCAGTAGCAGGTAGAGCAGGGATGTAGACTGTCTTGGTGTAAACCTGGTAAACTACGTTATCCTCGTCTGTATAAGTGCCGTACCAAGTCTCTTTGCCGACCGCGATATGCGTTCCGACAGCATCCTGTACCGCATCTACTGTCGGGATGTTCATGTTAAAGACTTCCTGCAACTGTCCACGGCTATCAGGCGCATACTCACTAATGTTCAAGGTGTTAGCACCGACCTTATTAATCCCAATTTGAGCGTTACTTTCTGCATCACTGATTTGCGTAGTCTGATACTCCGCATCATAAATAATTTTAGCAGTGCTTACGTTGCCACCATCCAACAGGGATTTGTTGTTGACTGTTGCAACCGCAATCGCACCGCTTCCCAACAAGTCAACGTTCCCTATCTTTTTGATGTTCACACCGCTTTCGAGAGTATCTTGTTTTGTGCCTACAGCATTATCAACATACTGCTCTGTAGCGTAACCTTCAAAAGATATATGTACATTACGTTTATGATACGCGCCATCATAAAACAAATAATGCTCTTCAGTAGCAATCTCAGTAGTACCTGATACATATGTAACGAGCACATATTCATGGTTCTCTATAGCATCCGCAATTGCAGGAAGCTGAGTAACAACATGGAAATGCTCAAGATCAACATCATCAATAGCTTCAGCAATCTTAGAATCAGTTTCAGACTTTGTATAACGATCAGCAATAGCTGAAGCATTAGCACTAACTCTAGCAGATAGAGCAGTATCATCGTAAGAAACAATACCAAGAGCTTCAGGAGTTTTATCACCTGCGAGTTCTATACCATTAATACTAGGTTTATCTGGAAGCTGAGCGTACCTAGTAACGCCGCCACTTCCACCTCCACCGTAACATGCATCAAGAACCTCTATCTGATCTTGATTAAAGGCAGTATAAAGTTTTTCATCTATATCTTTACGTTTGACATCATCTGGATCAAACGTACCATTTGTTGTAGGAACAGTAGTACCTGTTGACATAATACACCCCCTATATCACTAGGCTGTGGGAGTAATCCACACAGCCTAGTATATTATCGAACTACTCTCCAGCAGCGAAGTTTACATCAACGTCAGAAGACGTGTATGATGTTTCACCGACTGTAAGTGTATAAGCACCCTCGGCTTCTGTGAACGATGCGAAATCGAAACTGATAGTTCCATCTGCAACAGTCTTAGATACGAGAGCAAACCCTTCATTGAGGAACTGCATAATATCTGCAGGTGTGAAGTTCTCTGCTTTTGTAATATAGAGTACTCTACCTGTATCGAATCCAGGTACCGAATTTATATTTTTGCTTGGATATTCAGCCATTGTTATTACCTCCATTTCATAAACATTAGGGAAGGCTCGGAAGCCCTCCCTAACTGCTTCTAGAATATACGCAGTTCGCCAGGTGAGGACTCAATGTTATTGGTAACATCGCTGAGTCTTCTCTTCTTAGCGAAGAGTTCATCCTGATTGGAAATCCTTACACGTATCTCGTCAGCGAAGACCTTAGGTACTTTGTAAGTCTTTCCATCACACGGTATGTAGACGGACGCTCCGTTGATAGTTACAGCCATGGTTCTACCAAAGTACGGTCTGTACAGTGGAGAAACCTGGATAGGTACGAGCTCCTGCTCCTTCATGGACTTAGCGAGCTTCTTTCTATCCTTCTCACCTTCTGCAACAGCTTTGTTGCTTTCAGCCTGAGCAGCTGCTTCTGTTACAACTTCAGCCTTTTCTTCTACTACCTGTTCTACTGCTTCATTCTTTTTCTTAGCCATGATAACCTCCTACTAGATCAGATTGGCTGCTGCAGGAACGCACATATAATCTACGATAGCTTCGAGACGAGTGGAGCCGAAACCAACAGAGTTGATTTTGAATCCGATTGACTGTCTCTGATCGATCGGGTCGAGTACACCTGCAGAACCTTTAGCCTTGGTGTACATTCTAGCGTTACCTTCACCAGTGAGGCCTGTTCTAGTGAGAGCTTCCTTACCTACGATAAGTATGTGATGAACGTTGAGTTCGCTCCAACCTGTCTTACCTCCGATAGTAGCTCCTGTAATATCCCAAGTCTCAAGATCTGGAATATAAGAGGCTTCCTGATTGGTGCGGCTATCAAGTACATATCCGCTTTCCTTTTTGAAGATCTTCTCACCAGTTGCACTGTCTGTAGTATCCTCATCGATAGTGAGGTATACGAAGTGTGTTTCACCTGCAACATACTCAGGATCACCTTCAACAGCTTCTCTATAGAGTCTCTTACATTTCTTAACTACGCCTTCAACATCCTTCTTGAAGGAACCGTCTGCCGGGCATACGAGAGTTTCCTCGAAGTCCATTCCGAAAAGTGGGAACAGAACCGAACCGTCATAAGCGTTCTTTGTGGTCTGATTAATCTTCATGAATTTCTCAACTGTCGGATCCTCGATCATATCGTAAGTAAACTCTGGTGAGCAGATTACTTTATACTTTCCGTTTGCTCTTGGCTTAACGAGCTGTCTCTTCAGGGACAGAACGATGAGTCTGAGATCTGTCATATTCGGCTTAGAACCGTCAACAGTAAGAGCTTCGAACGGAGAAGATACTGTGATCTTTCTGCCCATACCTGCATAATACTTCTGAGCTTTGGAGAACAGTTCCTCTCTAGCGAGAAGATCGAGTGTCTCGATAGCTACGATTGAGTACTCAGCAGAGTAATGAGCGATTACCGGGTCAACTACTTTGAAGTCTACCTTATCGGTGAACTCCATATAACGTCCGTACTGATGCGCTTCCATTTCGTACTTCTCTACTGAACCCTTATCGGATTTCGGTGGAATACCTTCATCCAGTGGTACAGTGTGAGCCTGGAGTGGTGCCCATCTACGTACAGTCAGCTTGTCAGCCTTGTCCTGAATTGGTGCAACGTCAGCAAGTTTATAATACTTGTACTGATCAGCTCCGATTCTGATTGTGTCGAGCAGCTGCTTACTATAGAAAACCTCAGGGTTTGTAAGGTTTGCGGTATTGTTAGCGAGCTGTACGAGTGTGTTAATGTCAGCAGTTGGTGCCAACGCATTAAGTGAAATTGCCATAATTAATACCTTAATCCTTTCCGAGGATTACAGGTCTGTATTGGCAAACAAATCATCAAGGTCTTTGACTGAAGATACTGTGCCTTCCTCCTTTTCGCTAGCTCCCTTAGGGGCGCCTGAGGCGGCTTTCTCCTCAACCTTCTTCTTACGAGCCTCTTCCTTTGCAAGAGCATCAGCAACTGCTGAGTCGATCATATCTTGATAATGAATCTTGAGATATTCCGCTTCGATATCCACATTAGGATCAAGTAGCGGATTCTTACCGATATCTATCAAGTGCGTTGTGAACGCATCGACCTGCTCCTTATCAAGGTTATGTTTGTCAATCAGCTCTGAGAAATCCTCATGCACTTTCTTCTCTAACTTAATTCTGTCATTTTCTTGAATAAGTTCTTCGGCTCTATCGAGACGCCTAGCAAGATCAACAGATATATTGTTTTCCTTTGCTTCTTTCTCTATGAGAGCATCTTTAATACGTGTCTGAATATCATCTATAGATGCATTCTCATCGAATCCGATTAACTTACCTAGGCTACGGATAAACTGCTCATTCTTTTTAATCTGGAGGCGCTGTTCAGCAAAGGCATGATTCTGTTTAGCCTGCTGTTTAGCCTCCTGGGACGGTTCACCGTTATCGGAAGTATCTTCTGTAGATTCTTCCCCATCCTCATCTTCAGATTCCTCAGAATCTTCTGAACCTTCAGTTTCTCCTTCAGCCTCTTCTGTAGTCTCTTCCTCTGATTCCGTAGTTTCATCTTCAGCAGTTTCAGTATCCTCGTCAGGTTCCGTACCGCCTCCAAATAGTTCTTCGAATTCAGCCGTGATTTGTTCGTTTGTCATTCCATCCATGACTTATCTACTCCTTTCGAATTAGGTCAGAGAGCGTAACTGACCATTAACACTCTGCATATATCGGTGCAGGACCGAAAAAGCGTAAGGGTAGCCCCTTACGCTTCGCATTATACAATAATATCCATATTATCGTCAACAAGAAAACACAATATGTTGTGCTACATCATCGGCATAGCCCCCATATCTTGTGCTTCCATCTGTTGCTGGAATGGAGTGGCTTCGCCCATACGCATAGCCTGAAGTCCATCGGCAGCCTGAGCGAGTGCATCCTCTGGGAGATCGCCACGATCGAGCATAGCAGCATACTCAGCAATAACATTCTGAGCTTCGATATAAGCGTTGAGATTAGACTGAATACCCATACGTTTAAGTATCTGCTCTTTGTACGGTACATCCTGACATCTGATCCACTCTTCTGGAGTGATAACATCAATCTGTACGCCCTGGCTCTGATACTGCATCTGCTTCTCCATCATATTGTTAGCCCAAGCCTGAACTCTCTGTTTATTCTTAGGAAGTTCACTGCTAATCTGAACAACATATTCAAATACAGCCTCAGGATCCATTTCATCAGCAGCTATTGTAATAGTCTTATAGTACACTTTATTAGGCGTTGTTCTCTCATCGTCCTTTACAACATACACTCTATCCGGGGAGAACTCGGCCATTAGTCTGATAGTCAGTTCAGTGAGCTTCTTCGTATACTTCTCATAGTTCATAATCTTAGGAGTATCTATGAGCGTGACACGATTTAACATCTCCTCCGTACCGCCTGTAGTAATAATAGACCCTGTATCTCTACCTGTGTACCTATCGTCTACGCCAGACATGGCCTTAACATTCATACTCATAGTCTGCTGCAGAGTAGGTAACGCGGCGTTCACCTCAGGGAACTGATGATAATGTACAGCCCTGCTCGCATCACCATTAACTACGAAGGTACGGTCTGCCTCGTTGCCGTGTTTAACAAATGCAGCTATATTAAGTCCACTCTGAGTAGATACAAACTTAGGTGGTCTCTGATTTTTATAAACAGAAGTATAGGCCATCGAATCCATCAGGTTGTATACGAGATTATTTGCGAATATCTTTGCAGGTTCACTAGCTCCGATAAGCGAAGAACCAGGAAGGTTACAATACAACTCTGCAAATGGAAATACGCTAGGCTGTATATCGCACTTCTGAAGAAGCAGTACTTCATTATCAATAGTATGATATTCATCGATACCGCCTTCTTCATTCTTAACCCAATGGATGAAGAGGTTATACTCTTTACCACTGTCTCCTACAGAAGGCTTACCCTGATAATCAGGAACGTTCTCTGTAGAAGCGTGTCGTTTATCTTTGACCTTTTCAGCAAACACAGCTTTATATAAAGGATTACTCATAAACCAGTTCTTATCATAGCTCTGGTACACCATTACATAACCTGCTGTGTCCAAGCTTTCAGCATTAGGATCACGCATATAATGTATCGGATCGATATTCTTATAAGCAATATTATCCTTTTCCTTATCCCAGTAAACCTGAGTGATACCGAGATTCAAGAGCGATGCTCTCTCACCTGCAAGGAACTGATAAAATCCTACACTATTCTTATCCCAGTCGTGCTCGATAGCAACATTAAGTCTTTCGCAGAACTCAACATCTTCTTCACACGTAGGAACGAGCTGCGCTGATTTAGCTACCGTATAAATCGAAGCAAGAATGTTATGATGAACGTAACTTACAAAGTTAGTATCAGGAAGAAGCTGATAAGGTGGGAACTTAGCTTTACAAGCCTTCCAAAGATCGCCCTTATCTGTAGCATCCAGCAGACGCATTTTACGATGCTCTTTCATATAGTACTGTTTACAGTACTCAAAATTCTGCTTCAGCTTCTTACATATCTTATCCTCAATGACGGCCTGGCTTCTATCAGCTTCAGCAATTTCATTTAACTTAGCCATCTGATTCCTCCTCTACTCCAGTCATTATACTGTTTATCTCACGGATAGCTCCATCGAGCGTTTCCAACATATCCATATTTTTATTCTTGAACTCACCGTCCTCGTTATATAAATCTTCAAGCAATTTACGATCCTCCTCGGAAAACTGTTGCTTATAGACTATATTTATAGAATGGTCTCCAAGTATAAGATACGCCAATAATAGCGTAGTAGAAATAGCGTAAATAAGTACGATTGTAATTAGTACGATTTCCATATTAACCTCCAATTACCACATATTATAATCGACAAGATCGTATGGAGTTTCCTCCATAGGCTTATATTCAGGTTCAGGATCAGACAAAGCCCAGTATGCACTTTGTCTATCCTTTTCCTCTTCTTCTTCATCAGGTGTGAGATTCACACCATCTTTACCATAAACACCATATAGTAAATTCTTTGGATCAGCAGGCAGCTCCATACATATCCATTCAAGAGCATTTATACCGTGATTGTCCTTATCGACAGGTTTACCTGTATACCCACTGTTCAGAGACTCATCAGCTTTGAACTTATAATTATCTAATTCAGTAATAAGCCCTCTGCATTTACGGAATATCTTCAACTTACCGCTTTCGAAGTAAGTATTCAGTCGGAAGATTCGTGCATCGACGTTAACGAACCCAGGGATGAAGCTAATTCCGTAGTCGAGAAAGTGATCTGACAAGGATTTTTTATCGTAATCCCTTTTGGGTCCAGATTTCGGATCGATGATCGGAGGACATATCCAGCCTCCAATAGGTATATCGGACGTGAATTCGGTGAAGATACCCGCAAGCGTTTCGATGTTGTTGTCATTTGATCTAGCCTCGTCGTATATGTAGAGAATTCCCTTTTCCAGATCAACAGCACCTGCGATAAAAACCGCATCATCAGCTAATCCGTAGTCAAATGCCACGATTCGCTTCCAATGTTTAGGAATTGGGAACTCATCTACAACACACGCATTACTTCTAGGGTAAACTTTACCCTCAGCATACAGAAATGAGCCATAAATGTAGCGATTTACCCACCACATCGGCTTATTTTTAACGTTTTGTGCAATAAAGTTATCGGGAAGGAACTCGTTTGCACTAGTTGAGGTGACGTGAGTGCTAATCGCAGGGTCAGCAATCTCAGGATCAACCTCATATTCGTCTACAATCTCACCATGTTTATGAATTTCTTCACTCACAGTAAGCACTTCGTTCTTAATCCAACCTGCCGAAGGGTTAGATTCTATGATTCCCTTCGTCCAGATGTGATCAATAACAGGCACTTGAGTACCATTCTTAAGAGTTTTGTATACGACATTACCCTCCTCGTCCCTCACAGGCACCGTAGCAGCAGTGTTTCTCAATCTGGTCTTCAGCTGAGTAAACGACTGCTGTTTTACCTCCGATGCCTCTACTATGAGAAAAGAAGTTAAGTTATAGGACCTGAGTTTATCAGGGTCGTCATACGGTCTATACATCACTCTATGCCCATTTATCAGGTCCATATAACTCTTTTGCGTATTCACACGCTTAATAAAAGCCTTCGGAATGTCAGCTTCTATCTCACGTTTAATCGTTTGTTCATACTGAGACCCTACATTAGCTCCGATCAACGTAGTTCCGTGCGGAGTAAGGAAGATGTGTTTATATATCTCCTCTCGACTAGTCAAAGTCTTACCAGAACCATACCCTCCGAAATTCCCAACAAACGTATGAGCATCTTTATGAAACTCATACTGGTGTTGCTGAGGAACGTAGGTATTTAGGTACGAGTTGCAGGAAGGATTCGAACACTCCTTCCAGAATTCACTCGGACCTCCGTTCATAGCTATTGTAGGTTTCCACGGCGAACCGCATCTAGGACATCTATCTAACATAAACCTTCTTTATATCGTAGTACGTAGCTACTCTGTCTTCTATTCTACAGCCTCTGTATTTCTCCCAACCAGGTGCGAACAACACAACATCTGCATCCGCCATAACATGCATCGCTTCACCTAAGAGTGCCACCGGCTGATTCTTATACACAGGCATTCTATTGAGTTCTACCTCATTCATATAACTTCCTAAAAGCATAGCGTCTGGGTGATCTGCCTGATAATCTCCGAAAATCTTTTCTCTAACTGCTATGATTTCTTCTTCAGTTTTATCACTCATAGGCTGACTTATATATACGAGCATTATTTTTCTACCTCCTGTAAGAAATAAGGGTCTCCGACTTCTAATCCGATTAATTGATTAGCACTCACCGGAATACTAAACTCAACTATAAGGTTTGTAGGAGTTTTGTCTATGATGAACCCTTCGTAAGTTTTCGGGGTACGTGCCAATAGAAGTACCATAGCACAGAGTAATAGCAGATTGAGTATTGCAAGTATCCCGGTTAAGTGCTTCATGATGCTCTCCCCTTCTGTTTGACGTAAGCTTTAGCTTCTTCTTCATACTTCTTCAAAGCCTTATGAAACGGAATACCATCCTTCTCAGCTTTATCGATAATCATATCCTGAGCATAAAGTACGGCTGCATCCGATAATTCGAATTCTCTAGGCTGTACATCTGGGAAGGTCCTCTTCATGAATGTATAGAATAGAGAATCCATAGATTCATAAAGATCTACAGCCTGTTCAGGATTCTTACTCAGAATTTCATTACAGGCCCCTTCCATTGAAGCCAAACAAAAAGCGATCATACCATCCAAAGACAGCTGTGCATCGCTCGAATTATCGACTCCAGTAACTAAACCGTCCTCGACATTAAGTATTACTTTACCCATTGTTAACTTCCTTTCCTTCTAGTAGTTTACAAATCTCCGCAGATTTAGAAAGAGATTCATCAGCCAACTCAGATATGACAGTGTTAAGACTGTCTATCTTTCTATCCTTCTCTTCAAGAAGATCGAGAAGATTATTTATGATCTTATCAGCCGTTTCCTCTTTTATCTGCATACGAGTGGGCGGTATTACCCCGCCGCCCACGGGGGGTTGAAGATTTTGGAGACTTAGAAAAAGTCCTGGGGAGATTATACAATATATTGTGGATAGTATCAATAGGAACTACTATATGATGTGGTTTAAGGGCAACCCCCTATCAAAAGGGGTTGACAATTAAGATCGTTGAATCGGTCAGAAATGATGAAATGAAAACTTAAATTGGTTTTATTAAAGAAGCAAACACAAACATAGATGCCAAGCATATATATGTATATATACTATATAGGTCTCCGACGCGATTTTTAAACCGCACCCCTATGTCTATATCCGGCAGCATTGGATGTAGACATCTTCGTACCTCAGATGTCTTTGATTGTATATAAGGTGAGTATGTGTGCTCACACACATACTCTTCCATTTGCATATCGTTTCGCATTGCTCGCTTGGCACGCCGCGCTCACACTGCTTCACTTCTACTCTCCCTTACGGTCGAGACTTAAGGTAGGTAATGTGCTTGCACATTACCTTTGATTGTATACAATCTTGTATTGCTATGTATCTCGGTTGACATAATAGGGAAACCTTTTCTTGGAGGTATATATTTTATTTAAGCGTTTTTTTAATAAAAAGTTTACCTAATATGTCAACCATCAGTTTCCCTATTATGACAACCTACCCCTTCGGTTGTCATGATGTGTCAACTTTTCGGGGTGTTTTTGTAATCGATACGATTTTCGACCATCTAATATGGTTGTCGTCAGACGGTAACTTTTTTCACATACGTGAGTGAGATTTACATCTCACACTCTTCTTATAGGCCGTCAAGTATAGTGTTAAACCACATTGAGTGCTTTAACACTATGATTCATATATGACATTGATGAAACATACTTACGTATGTTTCTTTTTAATATGGTCATATATGTCTCGTTGACGGAGACATCCTCTAGGGATGTCTATAAGGTGTCTTGCTACGCAAGACGATTATATGGTCTGTAGAATAGACAACGGACCAAATCCACAGTCATATTTTGATGGTAGATTTGGTCCTGGTGTCTACAATGCCACGGATTACCCACACGGACTACACCTGGCGTTTCCCCTGTCATATACCTAATCACATCTTGGAAATCCGTGTATTGATTTTTATAAGGAAGAATTGTATGATACACGGATTTCTGGCAGATGTAATTAGGATGGGAAACGCACGGTGCGTAAACGCACCTCAGGTCATCGGCAACTATCATCGTTATACCTGAAAAATAGAATTTTTCAGGCCTAGATAGTTGCCTACCTCGCTTGTCCTTGCCCGCTCGGCGTGTGGGGTTGCGGTCCTTCGGACACGCATTTTATCACACAGTTCGCCCTACCCATCAAACGATTGTATATTATTATCCATCCTTTTACACACAATAGCATGGAATACGGGCGAATTTCGAGTTTGAAGGACCACAATCCTTTTTTGATGGTAGAAAGTACTTCGTACTTTCATAAAATATGGAAGGCGCTCCGTCCTTACTGCCCGATCTAAAGATCGGGGACGTCGCTGTGGCTACCTCCCTTAGGGTCGGCCGGACCAGGTCCTCTACGCCACCTTCCGATTTTATATTCATAGGATTGTGTGCAAGCATAAAAATCAAAAATATCACAGAAATTTTCCGCTAACGCGGATTCCGTCCCGAAATTTCAGTGATATTTTTGATTTTTAGTCCGTAACAAACTCGAAACTGCGACCACGGTCGGCGCTAAACGCCTCTGGCGTTTACCACCTGTGGTCTTGCGTGTGTATTTTGGGAAGTAAGATAGTTCATTTCTAATTACACACCATAGGAGGTACATCATGACTACTACAACTACTAATTTCAATTCCAGTTATTTCATCTGCCTAGTTGCAGGCTCTCGTTCATTCAACGATTACGAATTACTTTCGCAAACGCTTGATAACCTGCTTAGCAATCAGCCTAAGGTTGCTATCGTATCAGGCGGTGCTCGTGGCGCTGATAGCCTCGCTGAGAGATATGCAAAAGAGCACAACTTACCGCTTAAGGTGTTCCCAGCAGATTGGAATCGCTTCGGTAAGTCAGCAGGTTACAAGCGTAATCGTCAAATGCACGAGTTCATTGCTCAGTTTAAGAATCGTGGTTGCGTTTGCTTTTGGGACGGTCAGTCTCGTGGTACTGCTCACAATTTCGAACTCTGCAAAGAGTTCAATAATCCACTTCGTATTAAACGTTTCAAAGCAGAGTCGAAAGGCTCTGCTTCAGCGTTGAAGAAGGACAAGGAACTTCACTACGACGCTTATGTATACGAAAACCGTTTCACAATTGAAGGTATGAAGCAAATTTGTTGCTCACAATGTCCATTCAATGGTCAATGCGATGACCGTAAAGTTGTCAAATGCGCCGCTTGGAAATGCCTTCCGCACACACCAGGAGCATTAGACAAATCGATAGTTGACCTTTATTGGTCAGTTGCGATGCACATGGACGCTGAACTAGGCTATCTAGACCCTCAATCACCACCAGTTATCCCACAGTCGTTAAAAGCCTCGAAGTAATTCGGGGCTTTAAGTTATTACATTCTTTATCTAATTTATAGGAGGTATATTATGAAAACTTACAGACACATTAAAAGCGCTTACGCAGAAAACTTTAATTGGACAATCGACGATATTATCAACGACTTGATATTAATGTTATACGCGTTAAACGAAGATATTGAGAAGCACACGCGTAGAGGCGAATTTATAGCAGACGATTGGACTACAGAGTACATCGCAGAATACAACACGATGAAAATATATCGTTTCCCAAAAATTAAGTAAGTTATTACATTAAGTGATTTTTATTGTTTTTGAAAGGAGATTTAAGTTATGTCAATTAAGAATTATGCAATCATCGATAGAGTCGGTTCGGTATCTAGCAATATCAAATTCGTAAACAAAGCGATTTATGACAAAGCCGAAAAAGACGGCTTTAAAGACAAGGTTTACGAAATGAAGAAAATCTGTATGGCAGACTCACCATACGCAAGAGAAGTCACTGACAAAATGAAATGGAGAGCAAGACATACAAAGAATCCTGAAAAGGTTTACTTCGTCTGCCCTGAACTCAATCCTTACATAGAGCGTGAATTGAGAAAATGGTACGACAGGTGCATCGATGTAGTCGTATACGAGGCGAATACCCACCACATATACGACTACAAAACAGAGTATGACCTCTACGACTACAGTTTTCACGATACAAAAACCTCAATCAGAGACCGCATCGCAGAAATGTGGAGTCCTGCGTTTGGTGAAAACTTCGACGCACCTATAACACGTATCGATAACACACTCGACGCTTACAACTACTGTAAACGTCCTGACCACGATACAATCGTTGCATCAGGTGAAACTCATTTCACGAAACCTTTCACAAGAAAAGAGCGCTTCTATCAGTTCAACTGCAGTCGCCTGACAAAAGCGCAAAGAGATGAATTTCTTACGAAGTTCGACTATTACCTTCAAGTATCTGACTGCACCATAGATACCACCCTCGGTGCAAACTTCGGAGCCGTTTCAGGAAACATCGAACTTCTAAAGGAATTCCTGGACATAGATTACACCATATGTGAGCATTGTTCAAGACCTCACAAACTTCATCAAGGTGACATCGAATGTCCACACTGTCAGACAATATTCACTGAAGAATACATCCTCGGCAGATACTTCGAAGATAATTACAACGATGAGTACGAAGACAATCCATATATGGATTACGAAGCCACAATCGTAACATCTAACTTCTTCCCTGAAGAAGTTAACGATGAGTGGCAAATGCAACTTTAAATATCTACTCGGCGGGGACTTCGGTCCTCGCCATTTTTTTTTTGATTAAGTTTTTATCCTTTGTGATTTTTATATATTTTATTGCTTCAAGTTGAAAGGAGTCGAAGATGAAAGCGCATATGAAACAGTTCGCAATCATAATTGCAAAAGCACACGGCGACATCGTATATTCCGTAAACACTAACTACGCAAAAATCGTCGAAGAATTCAAAAGGCTCAGAGAATCAAATCCGAACCTCAACGCATCCAATTCTTGGATTCAGGAGATAATCGGCTAGAAAGAGATACTACAGAAGAGAATTAAGGTTTTCTTCTTTGTGATTTTTATATTTTATATTTCAAGTTTCGAAAGGAGAGTAAAGAGATGAAACTTAACGAAATCAAGAACATGCAGGTAGCAAAAGAGATGCCAATCGGCACAGAGGAAGTTACATTCAAGAAGATTCAGTATCGCACAGACGCTGAAGACAACATCACAGGTGTATTCGTACACATCGAAGAATACAGAAGCCTCTTCATCCCATTCTTCGAGGAAGATAACTTCCAGCTCGACCTTCTGCTCAATCAGCTCGGATGCTCGTCATACGACCCTGAAGAGATTAACAAATGCGCAGGCACGGTAATCACAGCAACAAGGTACGAGAGAGGAGAATACGTAAACACCTCATTCAACCCTCGTGGTGAAACTGCAGAAACATTCGCATAATTCCTCCTATTATATACAGCCTCGGTTGGTTTCTACTAGCCGAGGCTATTTCACTGTAAAGGAGTCGAAAGATGAAGATTATACGAAAGATACTCAACTATGAACTCTACGAAGTGGACGATGATGCGCCACTATGGAAAACAGCATTAGCGTGGACCTCATATCTAACGCTAATTGCACTCATATGGATTCTTGTATTCTCGGCAGGTGGTCGTTAGATAAACTTCTTTGGAAGTTCACCACTAGGGAGAGGGGGCTCATTCGATCGCCCGGTCCTGAATCAGAATCCTTTTGAAATCGTTCATCCACATTTGTGTACTGTACAAAATGTTTTATGTTCCACACCCAGGTCCCCTCTCCCCCAAGAAACCTTTCTTAAGGAGGAAAGACAATGAGTAAGTATTACAAAGCAGAAGATATAATAAAAGCATACAACGAAGCGGTGCAAGAACTTGTTGAAGCCAAAATGAAAGAGTTTGACTTGGGAGATTTTACCGAATGTAGTTTCAATACTACTCAACTCAAATTAATCCCACGAAAGATTGAAAGCCTACCAACAATCGAAGTCAGCGAGGATTGCATCAGCAGAGAGTATATGTTGCGAGCCTTAAATGGATATGGCAAAGATTGGCAAGAAGATTGTGAGATTGCAGACGTTATAAGAAACGCACCGAGCGTAGTACCAACTACCGAGCAATCCTCGGAGATTGGAGAGTGGATTGAAATAGAAGTATGCGACAACAATGTTGATGAATGGCAGAGTGCAAAGTGTTCGGTTTGTGGAAAATATCATACTACACCATATCTGTATTACTTTGATAATTTTAATTACTGCCCGAACTGCGGAGCGAAAATGAAAGGGTAGAGGAATGAATAAGTATATAAAGTTAGAGGACGCAATAGACGCATATAATCAAGCAGTAACCCTTCTCGTTGAGAGTGAAATGGAAGAATTTAATTTAGGCGATTTTACGGAGTGTAGTTTTAACACTACGCAAATTAAACTGATTGCACGAATGATTGAGAGCCTACCAACAATCGAAGTGGTGCGTTGTGAGGATTGTGTATGGCGAGATAAAGATAATCAAGGCGATTACTATTGCACATATGTTAAAGGATTGGCAGACATCGGTGAAGAGAGTTTTTGTTCGTGGGGAGAAAGGAGCAGACGATGACTGAATTTGAATATCAAGAAAAGTTGACGGCGTGTCTTGCTTATAAGAAGTGGCAGGTCGTAAATGATGCAGTAGATATGCTCAACAATATGAACTACAACTTTGAGGCAGTAATTAGCGAATTGAGAGCCGAAAGACGAGCCATTATCAAGATGTTAGATAGCGATGCGACTAACAAGCAGAAACTTAATTTCATCGAATCATTTGCCGATGATTGGAGGGGGAAAGGATAGAGAAATGAATACAGTAAAAATGAAAAAGAATACCTTGGGCGATACGAGAACCGCAGAGCGTATGCCGACCAAAGAGGAGTTTTATCATAGCAGTTGGCTTCATAAAGACGATGTGATCAATCTTGCTACTGCGTTCGCAACAGAATTAAAAGTACGTTGCAGTTTACACGATTGGACTAAAGTAAATGATCCTTATGCAAGTATGTTCTATGACTTGATGAAATCAACAATAGAGGACGGAGCTGACTTTCTGAGTGGAGAGTGGGCACATTTGCACTACGAGGTTTTGGAGCGACACCACTTATCAAGGCATTGTCCCGACAATGTAGATTTATTCGATGTTCTTGAAATGATATTTGACGTTGTATCAGCAGGAATGACACGAAGCGGTGATGTTTATCCGATCGATATATCGGGTGAAGTTCTACAAAAAGCGGTATCTAACACAGTGGATTATCTTATTAAAAATGTTGAGGTAGAGGAATGAGTGAACTGATTACATTTAAGGCGTGGGAAATAATGTTGCTGGTATTTGTAAGCGTTATACTCGGTATATTTGGCGGGTTTTATATTAGCAACAAGTGAGGTGTGGAATGAGTAAATACATAAAGCAAGATGACATATTTGAATTAGTGCGAACGGGCAGACTTGTAGGCAATAGCAACTTTGAAAGCGTGTGCAAAGCCGTTGGTAGCCTACCAAAAATCGAAGTCAGCGAGGATTGTATAAGCAGAGCATACGCAATAGAGGTATTGAGCCACGTTAAAAAAGATGAACAATGGCGAACAGAGTGCATTGATAACGAGATAAGACTTATTAAACTATTGCCGAGTGTAGTACCGAGCAGAGCAGAGGGCGAGTGGATAAATCAAGAACAAGGAGCGTTCTATCCTGTCGAGTGTAGCAATTGCCATAAACAGCCTTTATTGAACGAGGACGAAGATTACGAATACACCAAGTATTGTCCTAACTGTGGTAGCCGAATGAAAGGAGTAGACAATGAGTGATGACTTAATCAAGAGGGCTGACGCGATAGAAGCGTTGGGTGAAGAACCGTATGTATGGACAGATGATGATGAGTTTGCACAAGGCGAACGTAGCCAATGGATAGATGATGTGAGCGCAATTAAGGCTGTGCCATCCGCAGACAGACCGCAAGGGGAGTGGGAGAACTACAAAGATGAACACCGATGTTCAGAGTGTGGCGAGGTAGTTATAGGCGATTGGTACGACGATGAATGGTACGATTACTGCCCTAACTGCGGAGCGAAAATGAAAGGATAGAGGGATGAACAATTTTAAACTAAAAGCAATAAACGGCGAGGTTGGCAAAGGAGTCCCCTTCGACCGTATCCGCAGGATAACAGGATACCTTGTAGGCGACCTCAATCGTTTCAACAATGCAAAATATTCAGAAGTCAATGATCGTGTCAAACACATGGAGGTAAGAAAATGAGAAGAAAATTCATCGCAATGATTATGGTTTTGTGCTTTGTGTTCAGTTTGTTTACTGTAACTGCAAACGCAGCATCAAAAAAGAAAAAAGTAAAATATATAAAAGTAAATAAAGCAACATACCAGACATACAAAAAAGCATATACCCAAAATAAATCTTTAAATAATCAAATTAAAGCTAAAAATAACACAATAAATGCAATGAAAAAACAGCTCACTTCAAAGAATGATACGATCAATGAGCTGAAGAAACAACTTGCAAATACCAATGCTGAACTCGATTCAGTAAACTCAATGAATCGTTGGGTCTGGAGCAACCTCAAATCAATCGGAATCACTTACAACGGTAAGAACTGGACAATTCCAAAAGAGGTGCCGGAGAAATTTATTATCGACGGAGTAACTTACACAGTAACAAAGGAGGAATAAATATGACCACTAATACAGAAGTAACATTCGAAATAAAAGAACATATCGGAGTAATTGACAAAAGATCTGAAGGATGGTCAAAAGAATTAAACATCGTATCGTGGAATGGAGGCCCATATAAGTATGATATAAGAGATTGGGATCCAAGTCATGAACGTATGTCACGAGGAATCTCACTCACAGAAGATCAGGCTCTTAAACTATACGAACTGCTGAATGAAAAGTTTAAAAACATTTATTAAGGAGGTGAAAACAATGGCAAAATGTAACGGTTATTCAAATTTTGAAACATGGTCGGTTGCAAGTGCTATTGATAATACCGAATCTCTTTATAACTTCTTCAGAGACGGCGTAAAAGAGATGAAAGAGAAATTTTCAGACAAAGATCAACAGATGATTACACTTGCAAACATCATAAAAAACACAATGATATCCATGATGCCTGACACATCAAGTCCTATTTGGGGCCCGATAATCCATGCAAGTCTGACATCCGTAAACACAAGAGAAATAGCAATGATGCTATTGGAGGATTAGTCATGGTTGAATATCTTGGAATCTGGGTCCCAACAAATATAGGACTCCCTGAAGATGGAGACGACTACATAGTAACCTGCAAGGGAGCATCGAGGGCTATGTCCCTCACCTATGAAGATGGTAAATGGACAAATGGAAATGAAGAATTCGAAGTTATTGCTTGGATGGCTTATCCAGACGCATATAAACTCAGCGAATGATTTTAAATATTGCAGGTCGATACTTTGATACAGAAGATATTCACGAACTTACAATCCGTGAAAATCAAAATGAAGTATTCGTAACAACTAACGACGACTTCTACAGAATCAAGTATCGGTCCAAAAGAGATATTGAAGATGTAATTTACTGGAAAAAGCTATCCGACATAACTACTCAAGATGTACATAACGCTATTTATACTTTAATTATTACTTGTGAATTCTTCATTAACTCAAAGAATCAGTGTGTAGGATGTCCACTGTATAAAAATGAACAATGTTCCCTACTCACAATACCAAACAATTGGCGGTAGCAATCATAAACATTAAGTGTTTATGTTTTGTGTTATTTGTTATTTTTATCAAATATTTGAAAGGAGAAATTTCTCATGGCAAAAATCACTATTATGGGAGACATCGTACAGATCAAGACAGATCTTACAAAGTCGGATGTAGACAGAGTAAAGACGTTCGCTCCTGAAGCACTCAAACTCTTCGATACCGAAGGTAATGAGATTTTCGGAGTAGACCTCGGAGACGCCTGCTACAGCAAGTACGGAGTATGCTTCTGTTCAGAAGATGCAAACGGCAAACTGTACATGTCCACAAACAACCCTGTAACAGATCACAGCGACCCGGAGGCTGAGAAGGAGGAAGTAGTAAGGACCTTCGCACTGCTTCTCAATAAGCTGAAAGCTGTAGAAGCTAATGTACAGGGCGCAGCAGATACCCTGTCTGCAGTAGAAGCCGAAGCCACAGAATCAGTAGTATTCGCAGGCTAATCTAAATGAAAGGAGAACTAAAATGATCAAGGTTATTATTGGCACCAACACAAACAGAAGAAGCATTACAGTAGATCCTTCAAGAACCCTGAAAGACGTTCTCGATGAAAATGGTATCGACTACAGCACAGGCGGTATCCATCTTGACGGACTTGCGGTTGGTGGAGAAGGACTCAATAAGAGCTTCACAGAACACGGCATTACAGAGGATTGCATCCTTATCGCAGTCGTTAAAGGCGACGGTGGCGTAATGTAATAACAGAGGGAACAGACCGCATCCCTCTGTTCCTTCGATTATTGTATTACAAGGAGGTATAGAAATGTTTGACAATCTGACACTAGTTCCACAGACTCTGGAAGAAGCAGGATCAATGTCCCTCCCTCTTTCAGATATAAATGAGAAATTACGTAACATAATCCCTGCTGATAACGCCTATAGTATTCATCAAGGCGATTATAGACTTACATATATTTCTGAAACAATTACAAGATTAGGAGCAATCAAAGCATCGATAAATGAAAAATCAACTTACAGATATTATGTAGGTAATTTCAATAGATTCATAAGAGGTATCCGTGCAGAAGATAACGATTATGGTTTACTGATAAACGAAGAGGCAAGCACTCACTTCTCAACAGAAGAAATTGCAGAAGCACGGTACATGGAAAGTGCTCAGGATCATCTCAAACAAACTCCTACCCACTTCCTAAAGATATTCACAATGCCTACTTCAAACAAGCTATTTGTGTATACAAATAAACCTCTGGAAGTAACAACAATATACAAACTATTCCTATTAGATGCTGCTACAAATAAAAGAGATAATGGAACAGCAATCGACTTCGTAACAGCATGTATTGCGAATGATCTAAATAAAGTTAAAGAAGTACTCGACGGCTTCTTAAACTCAGATGAAATTAAAGAAATTGAGTTCAAAAAATTCAGATCATGTCTGGCAAGTGATACTGAACTC